CCGGCCCAGGTGAAAGTCCTCGCAGCCGCAGCCGAAGGCGGCACCGTGGCCGAGATCGCCGAACGCATGGGGCAGACACGCACCTATGTCGCAGCCCGGCTCTCCGAGGCGTACGTGCGACTGGACATCCAGATCTTCCCCGCCAAGGACCGCCGCGCTATGGCCATCAGCGAGGCCCGGGCAGCCGGACTCATCCCTGAGGAGACGCCGTGATCCACACGTACACCCGCACTCACACCGAGATCGCCTTCGCCAACCCGCACCTCGTTTGCGATCAGTGCAAGCAGCCCGTCCCCGCGTGGCATGACAACGACAAGTGCGGCTGCAACCGGAGTTTCTGGAACAACCCTTGCGGTCACAGGGCGGGCATCACCAGTATCTGTCCGTCCTGGGGGCCGGTCGACGGATGCTGCTGTCAAGAAGTCCTCGGACGCGTCGATCACCCGGCCGTCCCCGAGGAAACGCCGTGACCCCTAAGACGTGGGCCGTGGTCCCCTCCAACGGCCGGGAGTACCTGAGCGGTTGTCTCGACTCGCTCAAGGGCCAGGTCGAAGGTCTCGTGCTGGTGGTCAACGGCGGTTTCGATCCACTGACCTTCCCGGACGGCGTCACGTCGATCGTCTACGACCACGACCCGACCATGAACATCTCCCGCTGGTGGAACCTCGGCATCGACGAAGTGGCACGGCTGGCAGACGGCCCGTGGAACGTCCTGATCGTCAACGATGACGTGGTCTGCCCCCCGCACCTGGTACGGACGTTGACCGCGAAGATGGACCAGTACGACGCCGTCATGGCGTACCCGAACCAGTGGGACGACCTGGAGATCGTGTGGCGCCGCGCCGAACCGGTGAACCTGCACCACCGCATCACCGGATACTGCTTCATGCTGTCCGGCGCGAGCGGGCTGCGCCTTGACGAAGATCTGGTGTGGTGGGCTGGAGACGACAGTATTTTCTGGGCCGCTAATGAGGCAGGCGGCTCCGTTCTCGTACCCGGCTGCCGGGTGGTCCATCACCGACCCAACGGGGCCCTGATGGACCACCTTGAGCTGCACGCTCAGACGGGCCGGGACATGGAAACATTCGAACGGAAGTGGGGGCGCAGGCCATGGTGAAGATCGCGATCACTGGCGGTAACGGGTTCATCGGAAGGTCGGTGCACGAGGCCGCCTTGGCCGCGGGACACCAGGCATGGAGCTTCGACAAGTCGGCCGGTGACGACGTAAGGGGCGACCTGTCCGGGCTCGGTGACGCCGACGTGGTGATCCACCTCGCGGGGGTCCTCGGGACTGCGGAGCTGTTCGACCGCCCCCAGGAAGCCATCGACGTCAACGTCAACGGCACCGTGAACGTGTTGGACTGGTGCCGAGTACACGGCGCCGGCTACGTCGGCATCACCATGCCGGATGCGTTCCCGTCCGTGTACACGGCCACGAAGATCGCGGCTCAGCGCTTCGCCACCGCGTGGCACCACAACTACGGCGTCCCCGTCTCCCACGTCCGGGCCTTCAACGCCTACGGGCCGGGCCAGGCGCACGGCTTCAACCACCCGCAGAAGATTCTCCCCACCTTCGCCACCAACGCCTGGAAAGGCGTTCCTCTGCCCGTGTGGGGTGACGGGGAACAGACCGTGGACCTCGTTCACGCCGACGACGTGGGCCGCATGCTCGTGGATGCCGTCCGTTTCGGAGACGATCAGGTCTTCGACGCCGGGACCGGGGTGGCGCTGACCGTGGGAGCCCTGGCCGAGGCCGTCATCGACCACACCGACTCTGACATGGGTATCGAGTACCTCCCCATGCGTGCCGGCGAGATCCCAACGCAGATCGTTGCCCAGGGCGAAGGCTGGGGCCTGCTGGACTGGAGGCCGGTACTGGACTGGGGCCGGGTCCTCGAAGCCGTGGACTCGTACCGGTGAACCGGTCGGAAAGGGTTCGGCTGGCTGAACAGGCCCTCGCGGACGCTGGGCATCAGCTCAACTCGGTCCCCGTGGGGCAGGTCCTTACCGACGTCATGGGGGCGCACGCGGCCATGGCCCAGGCACTCGCCACCGTGGCGGTTGCCAGTGCCTTGCTGGAGCTGGCGGACATCATGAGGCCGGGTGAACCGGCGTGAACCCCCAGGCAGCCATAGTGTCGGCGGTCTACGATTCGTACGACACGGTCAAGCCGGTCCTCCCCCAGTGGGGCCTGGACGTCGAATGGGTCATGGTTACCGACGACCCCGACCTGAAGGCCGAAGGCTGGCGCGTCGTCCACGAGCCGCGGCCCGGACTTCATCCCAACCGTGCGGCCAAGTACCCCAAGTTCAACCCGGAGCGGTACACGACGGCGCCCATGTCCGTGTGGGTCGATGCCTCGTTCCGGGTCACGTCGAAGATGTTCGCAGTCGACGTTCTGGAGCAGAATCACCCGATCGCGCAGTTCGCCCACCCGTGGAGGGACTGCCTCTTTGACGAGGCGGACGCCTCGGTCGGTTTGCCCAAGTACGCCGGCGAACCGGTCCGGGAACAGGCGGAGTACTACAGAAAGTTCGGCCACCCGGAACACTGGGGCCTGTGGGCCACGGGCGTCATCGCCCGCCGACACACCCTGGAGACATCGAGGCTGGGATCTCGGTGGGGCCTGGAAGTCAACGACTGGACGTTCCAGGACCAGATCTCCGAGCCGTACGCGTTGCGTTGGGTGGGCCTCCGACCGGTATCCCTCCCCGGCACACACTTTGCCAACCCCTGGCTGTCCTACGAAGGAAGCGGAAGACATTGAAACCGTCCGTTGGACGCATCGTCCATTACGTCTCTTATGGAACCCCGGGTGGCGAGTACACCTCGCAGTGTCGGGCAGCGATCGTCACGCACGTTTACCCCAGCGAAGGAGAAGGCACTCTGGTCAACCTCTCCGGTCCCGAAACGGTCTCCCTGGCTGTTCTGAACCCCGAAGGCATGTTCTTCAACCAGGTGTGCCGTCATTCCGAGGGCAATCAGACTGGCGGCACCTGGCATTGGCCCGAAAGGACTGAGGCATGAACCTCGAAATCGGTGGCGGCCACCTGGTTCAACCGGGATGGGTGAACCTGGACTTCCGCAACGGGGAGGGGGAGTGGCGACGGTACGCGCAGGAGGTCCCGTGGCCCACCCCGGACGACTCGGTGACCGCGATCCGCGCATCGCACGTCATGGAGCACATTCCTGCGGGGCAGCCACGGATCGACATCTTCAACGAAGCGCACCGTGTCCTGATGCCGGGCGGCGTCTTCGAGGTACGTCTCCCCAACGCACTGTCGGGAACGTGGCACGCGTTCGCCGACCCGACGCACGTGTCGTTCTGGTGCCTGGAGTCGTTCCACTACTTCGACGGCTCGTTCGCGGCGAACGCCGACTACGGCATCCTGCCTTGGACCACGCTGGAGCTGCTGGTGCAGGGAGACAACGAGATCCTGTGGAGAGGGACACCCCGGTGAGCGTCCGGGATCAGCTCTTTAACGACCTCTGGGACATGCGCACGCCGCAGCAGAAGAACGCGCTCATCGACGCCTACCGGGATGAGGTGGCGTTGGGAATCGGACGCGACGTGATGGAGGACGGTTTGGTTCCGACCCTGACGCGGCTGGTCGGAGTAATGAATGCCGCGAAGCTGATGGCCGACACCGTAGGTCTCCTCGGTCCCCGGGACGAACCCCGGATTCATTCCGGGCTGACGGATGTCCTCCCTGACAACCATCCGCTGCGGAACCGGCACACGTACTGCGATCGGGACAAGTGCCGTGAGCTGCTGCACTGCTGCATCAACGAGAACATGCAGACGTGGGTGGAAGCGCACCGCGGCAACTACTGCCTGCCGTGCTTCGCCAAACTGGACGCCGACGATGGCAGCGACGCATGGGGAGTGCCGCAGTGACCGAACCCCTCGTCACCCTGGTAACGCCTTTCCATGCGGCCCGCGCGGCCAGTGGTCTGTTGGAGCGTGCGGCGGCCTCGGTGCGGGCGCAGACGGTTCCGGTGAAGCACATCATGGTTGAGGACACCGAACGGCAAGGTGCGGCAGCGACACGGCAACGCGGCCTGGACATGGTGGAGACGCCGTGGACGGCGTTCCTGGACTCCGACGACACGATGGACCCGGACCACATCGAACATCTGCTGCGCTGCGCGGAGGAGACCGGGGCGGACTACGTGTACCCCTGGTTCCGGGTGGTCGGGGGTACGGATCCGTTCCCGATGTTCTTCGGGAAGCCGTGGGACAACGCGGCTCCGAACTCCACCACGATCACGATTTTGGTGAAGACAGAACTGGCCAAATCGGTTGGCTTCACCCGGGACCCTACGGTGCAAGTGTCCGGTGAGGACTTCCTGTTCACCCTCGGGTGCGTCGCGGCCGGCGCGAAGATCGTCCACCTGCCGCGTAGAAGCTGGGACTGGTTTCATGATCCAAAAATTAATTCCTCCGGGTTGCCGGGGCGAGGGGACGCGTGAGTTAATTAAATCGTCCAGGAACCGAGGGAAGGAACGCAGTGACCCCCGAATCAGTAGCGATCGTGCACGCGTCCGTGAGGTGCCCCCTGTGCGAGGAATCTGTCGATCTCGTCGTGGCCTTCCTGTTGCCCGGTGCGGACACGGCGGGCAAGTGGACCGCTGAAGTCGAGGACGGCTACCTCCGCCAGCACATGGATGCGGAGCACAACTAGTGCACCCGGACGCCATTGAGATCCGGCGCCACGCAGCCGCTCTGCTTGCGGCACGTGTTAGCGCTCCGGCTCAATGGCGTCCGCTGCCGCATCAGGTACCTCCCCCCGGCGACTTCTACGGCTGGCTTCTGCTGGCCGGCCGAGGCGCCGGGAAAACGGATGCCTGTGCCGAGTACGTGAAACAACACGTGGCCGGACCTCCGTGCCTTCCCGGGTCAGCCCCCCATTGGATCAACATCGTGGCGCCAACTCTCGGCGATGCGGTCACTGCATGTGTGATCGGCCCCTCGGGAATCAAAGCCCACGATTCAACGGCCAAAGGGCCGATCGTTACTCCGGGCGGGACTGTGGTCAGGTGGCCGAACGGGTCCCAGGCCAAGCTGTTCGGAACTGATACGGGGGACCCCGGGGACGTGGCCCGTCTCCGTGCCGGCGGAAATTCCTGCCTCACTTGGTGTGAGGAGTTGGCTGCGTGGCGTTACCTTGACGCAGCTTGGGATCAGATTCGATTCGGCCTGCGTTCAGGTCCGCGCCCCCATTGGATCGCGTCGACCACTCCCAAGCCAAGAACCCTGATCAAAAAGCTGGCCGCGGGCGGCATCGCCAATGTCGTCAGGACACACGCTACGACGTACGACAATCCGCATCTTCCACAGCACATCAAGGAAGCCCTGGAAGACAGCTACGGCGGCACGCAGATCGGCGCCCAGGAACTGTACGGCCGACTGCTGGAAGAGGACGAGAATGCCCTCTGGAAGCGCGAGCACATCGAAGCCGCGCGGGTCCTCCCCGACGAGGTGCCGGACCTTATCCGGGTCACGGTCGGCGTTGACCCTTCCGGCGGCGCCGGAGAACAGGGCATCGTCGTCGCCGGCAAGTCCGGCCTCATCGTCCCCGAAGGCGGGGGCCGCGGACTGCACCACGGATACGTCCTCGCTGACGAGACCGTGCACCTGCCGCCGGACGGCTGGGGGCGCCGTGCGGTACAGGCGGCCGTCGACTGGGACGCGGATTCCGTGACGGTTGAAACTAACTACGGCGGGGCGATGGCCGTGGCGGTCATTGCCGCCGCAGCCCAGAAGCTGGGCGTCAATATCCCCATCCGCACGGTTACGGCGACACGGGGCAAAACCGTCCGTGCGCAACCCGTCGCGGCCCTCACGGCGCAAGGCCGTTGGCATCATGCGGGCGTTTTCGAACAGCTTGAGACGCAGATGTGCACCTGGTACGCAGAGATCGGCTGGTCACCGGACCGTGTGGACGCGGCCACCTGGACCGCATGGTCTATGAAACTAGTTGGCACCACGGTCTCCGGACAAGGCCGCTTCGGCGGAGCGTTGGCCGGGCGGAAGATCGGCTGACGCCGCCTTCGGATCGGGTAAACCCGCCCCTGGATCGGTTGAACGATGAAGGCCCCGCAGCCGGATGCTGCGGGGCCTCTCTGGGTTCGGGGTTACTCACCCCTTCGGGGCCGCAGGGCTGCCTCGAACCCGGACGGGTCCCCGGTGCGCCACTTCTGGACGCCGGCCATCGTCCAGTCGAACGGGTTCATGGGACCGATCTTGTCGGCTTCCTCGCGCGCCGCCTTACGGGTGGGGAAGCCGTCCTTGACCCGGAGCCCCTCGGCGTTGGCAATCTGCCAAACTCTTCCGAACTTCCACACGTACAGCTCGTGCTCGTTGACGGATGCGTCGACGATCTCTTCGGTGCCGTCGGCGCTGTTGTCCCGGTGAATCATCAGCCGCGTCTTCGTCCAGGTCATTCGTTTCTCCCAGTCGGTGAAGCCCGGCCCTGGGTCCCAGGGCCGGGCTTCGTGGTTATCGGTGGTCGTAGCGGAAGTTTGCTGCCATGCAAGCCCGGACGCCTTCGGAGCAGTCGTAGATCTCGCGCTTCAGCCAGCTCAGGCCCTCGTCGGCGTCGATGGTTTCGGCGACGTCCGGGAACGCGGCGGCGAAGTGAGCCCAGTTGGCCGTGCGCTCAATCATCTTGGCTTCGAACCAGAGAAGGCTCTGGGCTTCCTTGAGCGCCAGCGTCCATCCGGTGACCTTCTTACAGCAGGTGCGGCCCACGGTCATCGTCTTGCCGGTCACGTCGTTGTGGACCGTGTAGACGTGCTTCAGGGTCCGGTCGCAGTGTTCGCAGATCCCGCCCGTGTGGCCGATGCCCTTGAGGCTCCAGTCCGAGGTGCCGATCTGAAGGCGGCGTTCGCCGATCTGCGTCATGTCTGCTCCCTGGGTTCCTTGTTCCTTGCCTACGACTCAATTAAAGCATGGATTGTCAGTCGATGCAAGGTGCCCGGCCCTGGGTTCAGGACCGGGCCGGTTTCTCAGACCTTGGCGGTGGAGTTCAGGGCCCGGATAACGGGCAGTCCGAAGCCGTACCCCTCGTCGGCCGGGTCCCAGTCGGTGACGATCTCCACCGGCCACGCGATCCCCGGCAGCGTCACGGTGACGGTGACCTCCATGACGGCGTACACCCCGCCGTCCGAGACGGTCCGCTCAACCTGCCGCACCTTCACCGTGCCGCCGTGACGGGTGTACAGCTCGTCCAGCTCGCGGATGGACCACACGAGACGGCGGACCGGGGTCTCTCCCTCGTCGGGCCGCACGGCGGTGACGTACCGGCCAAGGGCCTTGCGGACGCGATCGGCGAGCCGCTGGGAGTGGACTCCGCCGTTGTTGGTCGGGTTGCCGTACTGCGCGTCGTGGCAGTCCTGGGCGCAGCCGGGGCAGCTCGTCGTGAACTGGCGGCCGGGGTGCTTGGAGCAGGTCTGGATCTTCATGGGGTTCCTTCCGCAGTTCCTTGCCTACAACTCAATTAAAGCATGGATTGTCAGTCGATGCAAGTTCGCTACCCTCAGTCCAGGACCCAACGGAAGGAACACGATGAAGGTACTCGGACGCGAACCGGCCCTCTGGCTCGGAGTCATCACCGCAGGGCTCGGCCTCGCGGTCACCCTCGGCTTCGGAGACCTGACCCGAGCCCAGGCGGCAGCCATCGTCGTCACCATCACCGCGATCGGAACCGCGGTCGCAGCGGCCATGACCCGACCGGTCGCGCCCGCCGCGTTCACCGGCCTCGTAGCAGCCGGCTTCGACCTGCTCGCCGCGTTCCACTACGACGTCTCTCCCGAAACCATCGGAGCCGTCAACGCTGCCGTTCTCGCCACCTTGATGCTGCTCACCCGCGGCCAGGTCTCCCCGGTGCCCGCAAGGCTGGACCGTTGAGCGTCATCCTCGCCTACGTCCACCCCGGAACCGTGACACAGATGTTCGCGGACTCCCTGGCCAGGTCCATCGCCCACGACCGGACCCCGCACTTCATCACCGGGACGCTGGCCATCCGTTTTCGCCCCGCCGGGATCTGCGACGCACGCAACGAAGGTGTGCGCGCCTTCCTCGACACCGACGACGAGTGGCTCTGGTTCGTGGACACGGACATGGGCTTCGCCCCCGATACACTGCCCCGGCTTCTGGACGCGGCAGACCCGGTAGAACGTCCCGTTGTCGGTGCCCTGTGCTACGGGGTGGAGGAGACCGAACGACGCGACGGCCTCGGGGGAATGGAGACCCGGACGTTCCCCACGATGTACAGGTGGGACGAGGGGGACAACAGCCTCGTTGAAATGGGGGCCTCCCCGGCAGACACGCTTGTCCAGGTAGAAGCGACCGGCGCAGCCTGCCTGCTGATCCACCGGTCTGCCCTGGGGACCGTCCGCGACAAGCTCGGCCCCACCTGGTTCTACACAATCCCCGCCGGCGACGGGGAACCCATCGGGGAGGACCTGTCGTTCTGCCTGCGCCTGGCCGACGTCGGCCTTCCGGTCTATGTCCATACGGGCATCCGTACCCGGCACCAGAAGACCCAGTGGGTGGGTTGACATGGACCTTTGGCTCCTGTTGCTCGTAATGTCCTTGGCGACCTACCGCCTCGCGCGTTTGGTCGTCAAAGACACGTTTCCGCCGGTCCTCTGGGCACGGGACCGACTCGCCGGCGGGTGGCGTCCGCTGACGGAACCGGAGATGGAGAAGGGCCTCAGCGGCGTAGACGTCGACGGTGTTAAGCAGACCTACGTCCGCCGCGCCAAGTGGTCGCCGTACTGGCTCGCCGAACTGGTCTCCTGTTCGTGGTGCGCGTCGGGATGGATCTCCCTGGGCGTCACCGCGGGAACCTGGGGCGCTGTCGGTCTCCCCGTACCGCTGCTGGTCTGGCCGGCTGTCTGGGCCGCGGGATCGCTGCTCGCCGCGCAGGAATGGGCGTAGGCTAGCTCTGCACTGCCGGAAGCCGACGCACACCAGCGTCGGCTTCCGTGCTTCGAAGCCCCGGTCACGGTGACCGGGGCTTCGTCGTTGTTCAGTGTCCGCAGGGCCATTCGGCGTCACGCAGCGACAGGCACTTGGCACATCTGTGCTGGCCGGGGTCAGGTGCGCGGGGAGGTTCCTGGAAGCGGAACCCGCAGAGCGCCTGGGAACCGGCAGCCCGGACCGGGTGGCAGAGGTCGCATACGAAATGCACCGGAAGGGGATCTTCGAGGCCGCCGAACATCAAACCGGCCAGATCTTTCATGGACGTCACGACACGGCTCCTTTGGGGAGCTTGCGGATGGTCGCCGTCTCCGGGTCCGCCGCGCGGATGAGTTCCCGCAGCCGGTCCGACTGGATGAAGCTCATCTCCTGCCGTGCGGGGACGGTTATCGGGTCACCGTTGCGCGGGTCCCGGGCGGTGCGCTCGGGACGCTGTACCGGGAGCCACGTGCCGAAATTGGTCACGCGGACTGTTTCCCCGCCCGCGACGGTACGCGCGATGGCGTCAAGGACGGCTTCCACGGCGAGGAGTCCGTCTTCCTTGGAGCAGCCGAGATCATCGGCCACGGCTTCGCCTAGCTGAGTCTTGTTCATGGGGTCATGATACGCCAACACCCGCTGCCGTACTACGGGTTGAGGCCCGGGGTTATCGCATCCCCCGGGACGAACCGGACAGGTGACGGTTCGGCGCTACCCTGAGCGGGAACGGAGGTGGGCCGTGCCCTGGTACAACGCCTTCGGCCTGGGGCGGCGCTCCCCGGTCGACGTGAGCATGACCGCGCGGACCGAGGCGTTCGCCGCGCAGCAGGTACGGGGCCCGGACACGAAGTTCCTGCCGAAGACGCAGAGCTGGCAGGAAGAGGTCTGGGGCTTCTACGACACGCTGGGCGAGTTCAACTACGCCGTGACGTGGCTCAGCAACATGATCTCCCGTGTCCGTCTCCGGGCCGCGGAGCTGAAGCCGGGGCAGGACGAGCCGACGATCGTGGACAGCGGCCCGGCCGCAGACCTCATGGACCGCCTTGCCGGCGGTGTCCCGGGGCAGTCGCAGATGATGGCCGCCCTGTCGGTGCAGTTGTCCGCACCGGGGGAGGGGTTCCTGATCGGCGAGGTGACGGGCCGGGCGGAGGACTGGACCGTACGCTCCATTGATGAGGTGCGGGTGCAGTCGGGGAAGTACCAGGTGGTGGATTCCCGACTGCCGGGTATCGAGTGGCGGGATCTGAGTCCGGACTCGCTGGTGACCCGGGTGTGGCGGCAGCACAAGCGGTACTACCACCTGGCGGACTCCTCGGCCCGGTCGGCGCTGCCCACCATGAAGGAACTGGAGCTGGTCAACCGGCACATCGTCGCCCAGTACCTCTCCCGCTTGGCCTCCGCAGGCATCGTGATCCTTCCGGACGAAGTCCAGTTCCCCGTCCGGGAGGAGTTCGAGGACTCCGTCGACCCGTTCATGTCGGAGTGGGTCGAGATCGCTGCCGAGGCGATCCGGCAGCCGGGTACGGCTTCAGCTGTTATCCCGATGCCGATGCGCATGCCTGCCGAGTTCATCGGCAAAGTGCAGCATCTCGACTTCACGATGAGGATCGATGACAAGATCCTTGAGAAGCGTGAGTCCGCGATCAAGCGGCTTGCCACCCAGGTCAACATCCCCGCCGAAGTTCTCCTCGGCATGGGGGACGTCAACCACTGGGGCGCGTGGCAGCTCGAAGAAGGGGCCGTCAAAGCCAACGTCGTCCCCGACGTGGAACTGATCTGTGACGCCCTGACCAAGGGATACCTTCAGCCGCGTCTCTCCGCGTCCGGTGAGTCGGACACCTCGAAATGGGTTGTCTGGTACGACACGTCCGAGCTGACGCTCCGCCCGGACCGCACGGACAACGCAGTGCAGCTCTACGACCGGCTTGAACTGTCCGGCGCAGCCCTCCGCCGCGAGGGCGGCTTCAATGAGGACGACAAGCCGACTGACGGAGAGTTGAAGGAGCAGGGGCTCAAGGTCATCATCAACTCGCTGCCGTCTGGTGCGTCCAGCGCCCTCGCGCAACTTGTCGGTGAGGAAGCTGTGGACGTGGTCGTCCCGATCTCCGCTCAATCTCCGGAGGAGGCCGAAGCCGCCCCGGCACCCGCTGAAGAGCCGTCCCCAGCACAAGGTCCCCCAGAGCCTCCGAAGGAAACGGCAACGGCAACCCGCCAGGAACGCCTTCTCCGCCAATCCCGGCTCACCCATGCGGTGCGTCTCGGACCGGGGAAAGCGTGGGAGCTGCTGCACCCGCAGGGTTGCGCGGGCCACGCGTACTCGTGTCCGTTCACCCATGCGACGTGGAACCTGTCCGATCGGGCGAGGCCCGGAACGTCCGGTGTCTATGAGTGCCGGCTCGACGCCTTCGGCGCCCCCGTCATCGGACCTCGGGCCCCGCACCTGGACACGACGGACTTCCTGACCACGGTGGGGGGCAGCTATGTCCGTACGCGGTGAGTCCCACCTGGACGGGGCGATGATTGCCCTGATGCCGTCTGAGGCGGATGCGAAGCGGCTGGGGGTCTCCGGCGGGGAGAAGGCGTCCGAGCTGCACCTGACGCTGTTCTTCCTCGGTGACGACGGAAGTTCTTTCTCCGAAGAGGACCGGGCTGCGCTGACCGAATGGCTCGGAGATACCTTCGGTGGGTCTGAGGGGCCCGTTCAGGCCAGGGTCTTCGGGGTGAGCCACTGGAACGGTGACGGGGACAAGCCGTGCTGGGTGTACACGGTCGGCGACGACATGGAAAACGACAGCGTCTCTTTGACGGACGTCCGAGAAACCGTCGCCTACGCCCTGCGGAAGTCGGACGGAGCCTATCTGGACCTCCCCGCCCAGCACACACCCTGGGCACCCCATTTGTGTGCCGCGTACACGGATGACCTGTCGCTGGCCGCTGAGATGGAGAAGCGGTTGGGCCCGGTCACGTTCGACCGGGTACGCCTCGCGTTCGCCGGCGACTACACAGACTTTCCTCTCCAGTCCGCCGTGACTGCCGCAGCGGCTCCGTTGCGTAGATCGTTGACGGAGCTGGAGACCAGGTCCATGGCGGACTTCGCCCAGATGGATCGTGCGTGGAAGGAAACCGTGAACGCCCTGGCCCGGGACTGGACGGAGATCCTGTCCGCCCAGCGCGGGGAGATCCGTCGGCAGATCGCGGCAGCCGTGGACTCCGGGGATCCGGACGCTTTGACCAAGGTCGACGTCGACACGGACAAAGGTGCCGCGTTGTTGACCCGATCCCTTCTCCGGTTCGCCCAGCGTGCCGGCGAGGCCCAGGCCAAAGAGGCTCGCGCTCAGGGGGCCAAGGTCCCGGAGTGGTCGATCCCCGAAGACGGCAATGCGGTGACCGCAGCCGCCGGCCGTGAGTTGATCCGGACCATTGCGCAGACAACGGCACGTGCCCTGGGGCTCGGTCTGGTAGGTTCCGCGATCCGCCGGGCCCAAGCCTTGATCAGTTCACGGCGTACCGGAGCTCAGGTGGCCGACTCGGTTGACGAGCATCTCCGGTCCTTGTCGGACGCGTCGCTCAGGGAATCCCTGGGTGCTGCGGCGACCATCGCGCAGAACGAGGGGCGCATGGCTGTCCTCACCGTTGCGCCCCCGGCCACGTACGTGAGTACGGAAGTTTTTGACCGCAACTCATGCCGCCCGTGCAAAGGTGTAGACGGCACCGAGTACGACACCCTGTCGGCGGCGAGGGCCGACTACCCGACCGGCGGGTACCGCGACTGTGACGGGTTCAGCCGGTGCCGTGGCACCATCGTGGCTGTATGGCCTCAGGTACCGGAGGGAAGCTAATGCCCTGGAATGTCCGTAAGGACCACCCCGACTGCCCTGCGGACACTCCGTACGCCGTGGTCAAAGAAGCCGATGACAGCGTAGAGGGCTGCCACGCCACGCAGGAGGAAGCTGACGCTCAGGTCGCTGCGCTGTACGCGTCCGAAGGTGAGATGGCTGCGACGACCGCTCCGTGGGAAGGCGTCCTCGCTGTCGAGGGCATCACGACGGGGGACGGCCGCGAGTTCGCCCCCGACGCCCTGACGTGGGCGGAGCTTCCCATCCCGTTGCGCTGGAACAAGGAAGACTCCCACGGCGGCGAACCCCACACAGTAGCTGTCAACGTGGGCCGCATTGACAAGATCTGGCGGGACGGTTCTCAGATCATGGCCTCGGGCGTCCTGAATCTGAGGGTGGCGGACGGGCAGCAAGTCCACCAGATGATCGAAGACAAGATGATCCGCGGCGTGTCCATCGACGCCGATTCCATCGCGGACCCAGACGTCGAGTACGTGTGGCCGGAGGACATGGCCACGGGTGACGACGCGGACCCCCTGGAGATGCTGTTCGCCCAGCCGGAGAAGATCATCTTCCACGGTGGGCGGATCCGCGCCGCAACGCTGGTGGACATCCCCGCGTTCGCGGAAGCGTTCATCGCGTTGACCGCCGGAGGCTCTGTTGCGTTGACCGCCGTTGCGTCCCACGACACCGCAACGTCCGAGGCAACGTGGGACGGCCCCGCCAACGAGGCTCGTCTCGATTCTCCGTTGAGCGTTGAGACGGCGCGCAACGCGTACGCGTGGATCGACATGGACCGCGTTGAGGACGGGACGGTCCCCAAGGACGCGGGCCGTTTCATCCACCACGAGGTCAACGCCGATGGGACGCCCGGGGCAGCCAACCTCACCGCGTGCTCAACAGGCATCGGCGTCCTCAACGGGGGCCGCGGGGGAACGGCAATCCCGGACTCCGACATGCAAGGCGTCTACGACCACCTCGCGTCTCACCTCCGGGACGCCGACAAGGAACCGCCCGAGGCGACGTTCGGGATTCCCGCCGCAGTCGTTGCACACGCGGCCCCGGGCTGGACACCGCCCGCAGCCTGGTTCTCCGACCCCCGTCTGTCCGTCCCCACTCCGATCACGGTGTCCGCTGACGGGCGCCTATACGGACATGCGGCGCAGTGGGGCGAGTGTCACATCGGGCAGACAGGTGTCTGTGTCGCCCCGCCCCACGAGACGGAGCACCCGTACTTCATGACCGGCTCGGTCACCCTGGACAACGGCACCGAAGTGTCCGTGGGACAGATCACGGTCGGCACCTCCCACGCCCCTCTGTCCATGGGGGCCGCCCCGGCGTCCCAGCACTACGACCACACCGGTTGGGCTGTTGCTGACGTGGTGGTCGGCAACGACGATCTCGGTATCTGGGTGGCCGGCGCTGTCCGCCCCAACGCGGACGCGATGAAGGTGCACGAGCTGAAGGCCGCCGGCCAGGTGTCCGGGGACTGGCGCCGCATCGGGGGCCAGCTCCGCATGGTCGGCCTGCTGGCCGTCAACGTCCCCGGGTTCCCCGTCCCGAAGATGCGGGCCCGTGTGGCGTCCGGCGTACAGCACGCGCTGGTGGCTGCGGGCCGGTTGAATCTGGGTACAGCTCTCAGTGAAGAGGAACAGGACGTGGCCGCGATGCGTCGTGTCCTGAATATGCTCAGCGTCCAAGTACATCAGGGGAGGTGATCCATTTGTGTTCTTGTCGCCAGAAGCCCCCGCCCCCGCCCCCTCCGCCGGCTCAGTGAACAACGAAGGCCCCGCAGCACCCGGCTGCGGGGCCTTCACGGTTGCGGTCAGGATTCGTTCAACGTCAGGGACACCTCGGGCCACGCCTTCCCCTCAGCGGGCATCAGCGTCACGGCCGTGACGCGCCAGCCGCTCAGCTCGGTCTCGAAGAGATCGAGTCCCGAGGCATCGATCGGCAGTGCCGCCACTTCCTCCTTGGACAGGACTCGCCCCTGATGGAGGAGCTTCATCCCGTCTTCAGCGATGTTGTCGGCGTCGAGTGCTCCGACGATTCGCCCGGCCCGGATGTCCGAGCGGGTCTTCTCCGCATCCGGATGGCTGTCGTTGAGCCGGCCGCTGTAGCGGATCAGATCTCCGTCCCGCCACATGCGGTCAATGTGCCCGATACCGGACTCTCCGGGACGAACGAGGGGGAGAGGCAGCGGACGCGTAAGTTCCGGACCAGGTTCGCCGAGGCGGCGCCGGTCTGAAGAGGTGGTGTGGAGGACGGCAAGGATTCCCGTGAAGCCGGTCGGGTGCATCCGCAGACCGGGCGGGGCCTTCGGCGGCCACGTTCCCCCTTGAGCCTCGACCCGTTCCCGCATGGACGCGAAGACGTCGTCCAGCGACATGCGCTCATCCGCAAGAACTGCTTCGTCCCAGGAGTAGCGGCAACGGGTGCACTCGCGGTGCAGGCGCTCGTTCGGTTCGTAGCCGAGGACGTCATCGATCGCGTCATGAAGGCACATGCCGTGGGCTCGATACCGGACGGTTGCCTCGGTGTTCCCGCACTTGATGCAGACGGTCTCTTCGCCGCTGAACGGCGGAAGGTCGGGATCTGTCATTCCTCGCTCCTTCGGGTCAGGCTCCGTTGTGGAGCCACTTGCCCACGTCGCTGCCCAGCGCCGCTCGTTCACTCGCGGCCCGGTACGCCTCAATTTCCCCCATCATCGCGGAGTGCTTTCGACGCTCTTCCCGAATGAACTCCGCCACGCCGGGCAGCACCTGGAACTGCGGGTCCGAGAACACCGGGATTGTGTAGCCGATCTGCTTCGGGCCGTCCAGGAAGTACAACTGGTTGTGGCCGAGGCCGCCGCTTACGTACCGGAGCCCGGCGGGCACGATGATGCGCACGGCGCGGGCGCCGCACTCGTCCCCGAGGGTGAAGTCGCGGGTGGCTGTGAGCCAGACCTGCCGGGACCAGGGGTAGTCGTAGGAGTGGGTCGGCTGGTTGCCTTTGTTGATCCAGGCGCGCAGCCAGGTCAGGTATTCGTCAAGGTCTGCGGGTCGCAGGGCGCTCATCTGGTCTCCTAGGTCTGATCGGTCGGCAGTCCGGCGCCTTGCGCTGCCATCCAGTGGCTCTCGTCGGCGCCGGACTTCCTTACGAGTCAATTAAAACACAGATTCTCAGCCAGGTCTACTCCCGTCTTTGATTTAGTCGCATTGATTAAAGAAAGTCCGTTCTTTGCCGGTTTGGGTTTCGCTGCTACCTTGGCGCTGTACAGGACCCATAGCTGACGCAAGCGGAGGCCGGAGTGCCGGAGCACGAGCTTTTCAAAGCACCCCAGGATCTCAAGCAGGTCAGTGATGCGGACCTGGCTAATCTGGAGACCCAGGGCGTAGCCGAGTTCGATCGGATCAAGGCGTCGGAGCAGGTCACCCCCGAAGCCCTCACGTACGCCATGGGTATCCCCGGAGACCTGGACCGCGTCCGCGCCGAACTCGCCGCGCGCAAGGTCCGCAACGACACAGCTGCCGAAGCGGAACGGCTCCGAGTCGAAAGTGCGATGGCAGGCGCAAGCGCCCGTGTCCACGGCACCGAAGTCCCCGGCCTGATCCCCGCGGCTCCGGGGGCCGCTCCTGCGACCGGTTCCGTCGACGTCGAAGCCATCGCAGCCGCCGCAGCCAAGGGCGCCACCGCCGCACTGTTCACGGTTATCAGTGACCGCGGCGGGCGCATGGACGCGGGTACCGCGCAACAGCGCGTGGCCGCCAGTCTCGGTGAGACCGCCCGTATCGCCCCGGTCCCGAACGTCCCCAAGGCCCAGCTCACGGTGACCGCCGCGCTGGAGATCCCCGGCGTCGTACAGGGGCAGAAGCTCCCGTCCATCTCGTCCCTGGCAGAAGCGTTCCAGAAGCGAGCCAAGTCCCTGTCGGTGTCCCGCTCCGGTGCCCCCGAGGGCCCCGTCGTAGCGACGATCCGCAACGAGTTCACCGACACGGTGGACGACCGCACCTCCCCCGCCCAGGTGGAGGAGTTGTTCCGTTCCCTGCGGTCCAAGTCCAACCAGGACGCGCTGGTGGCCGGCGGTGGTTGGTGCGCCCCCTCCGAGATCCGGTACGACTTCTTCAACGTCTCCTGTTCGGACGGTCTCATCGACCTGCCGACCTTCGGTGTCTCTCGCGGCGGCATCCGCTTCCCCGTGTCCCCGTCGCTGGCCAGCGCCGTGTGGACCGTGGGTGGCGTCGCCAACCAGAACCTCGCAGGGTTCGGGACCACGTTCTCCAACACCTCCATGCCGTGGCTGTGGACCGAGGCGGATGACATCCTCACCGTCACTGGTTCGGTGAACAAGCCGTGTGTCCGGGTTCCTTGTCCTTCGTTTTCCGAGGCCCGGCTGGAGTGCTACGGCATCTGCCTCACCGCCGGAAACCTCACCGACGACGCCTACCCCGAGGCGACAGAGAACACGATTCGCCTCCTGATGGCCGCCCACGACAGGGCCATCAACGGGCGCCTGATCTCCCAGATGGTGGCTCTGTCGACCACTGTCGCAACGGGCATCGGCGTGGACACCGGCGGCCCGGTGTACCAGCAGGTACTGGGCTCGGTGAACCTCGCGGCGACCGACTACCGCGAATCCCTCGGCATGTGCATCGATGACGTGCTTGAGGTGATCCTCCCCCACTGGATCGTCCCCATGATCCAGTCGGACCTGGCCTGGCGTACCGGCGCGGACACCATGCTCTCGGTCACCAAGGCCCAGATCATCAGCTACTTCGCCGACCGTAACGTCCGCGTCCAGTTCGTGGACGACTGGCAAGTGCGCGCAGCCGGACTCCCCGGTGCGACTACGCCGCTCATCGCATGGCCCACCACGGTCAACATGATGATCTACGCAGCCGGTACGTTCATGCGCGGCACGGGCCTGTCCCTGGACCTCGGTGTCATCCGTGACTCGGTCCTGAACGCGGAGAACGACTACACCGCGGCCTGGACCGAAGAGTGCAACCTGATCGCGCTGGTCGGCCACTCGTCCCGGATCTACCCGATCAACTTCGCGGTCACCGGTCAGACCGGGGCCGCAGCCGCACCCGCCACTGCCGCTGTCTGATCCCCCTGACCGAGTCGGGGCAAGCCCCTCACTTGCCCCGGCTTACAGAAGGGAGGGGGCATGGCAGGAGCACGGCCGATCGTGGCCGGGCCGACGTTCACCGCTCTGCCCTACGGTCTGTGGGACGCGGTGCAGAAGCCGTCCCCGGACCCTCACTGGCGGCAGGGAATCACGTACATCGACCGCTGCCCGGACCTGGCGACCACGTACGACGAATGTCTGACGGTCACGGGAACCGGTGGCCCTCCGCCGGCCCCGCCCCTGAAGACAGACAACGTCGATCAACGGTTCCGGGGGGCGACCCCATTCACGGTGTACGCAGAGTTCGATTGCTCACCGATCGGACTGACCGACGCTGAACGGGCCGCGGTCGATGCTCTGGACCGCATGGAGTCCTGGCAGGTCGAACGCGTCTTCTCCACCGGGATGATTGACGGCATCACGGGTCAGTTCCCTCACCTGGCCGCCAACGCGGAAGTCCTTGACGCGCAAGGACTGGTTCTCCAGACTGCTGCCTCTGTCCTGGTCACCGGTTCCGGTGTCGACGTCGCGGACGGGCTCGGGCGTGTCGAGGCCGAACTGGCAGCCTGCTATGGGGGCCAGGGGCTTATCCACATCCCTGCTTCCGCGCTGCCGACGTTCGCAGCCTGGGGCCTCGCCGTGGTCCGGGACGGAGCGTTGTTCACCCCTCGGGGTAACCGGCTGGTGGTGGGCAACGGGTACGCCAACACCTCTCCGGCCGGCGTTGCAGCACCTGCCGGGTCAGCCTGGATTTACGCAACCGGGGCCATGTTCGGGTACCGCTCCGAGGTGTTCGTCACCCAGGCCGCGGAGTCGTTCGACCGGGCCGAGAACACGATGAAAATGCTTGCCGAGCGCACGTACTTGCTGGCGTTCTCTTGCTGCCATATCGCCGCCCTGGTCGACCTGGGCGTTCCCGTCACCTAGAAGGGGTCAATCATGGCCACGTCAAGCTGTGCAACCCCGATCAAGGGGACGGCGCTCCGTATCGTCAAGCTGGACGCCTGCGGCAACCCGGTCACCGGGGCCTCCTCCCTGGTAGTCGTCACCAAATCGTTCGTCCAGGTCCAGATGGAGCCGCAGTACGAGGACGGCGTCGAGTTCTTCGAGCGGACCGCCGACGGGTCGATCTGCGTCAACCAGAAGGACGACCCGGCGCTGAAAAGGTTCAACCTGACCATCGACTTTTGTGAGGTCAACGTCTCCGGCGTTGCCTTCGTGACATCTGCCCGGGAACTGACTCTGGGTACGCCGACCACGGGTTACGGTTTCGCGGTCGCCGAAGGCGTGGCCGCCAACCGGTTCTCCCTTGAGGTGTGGCAGCAGGTAGCCGGCTCCGGGGCCTGCGACGCCTCGGGGGCGCAGCGGTACATCTACAACGCCTGGCCGAACGTGGGCGCCGCACAGTTCGGCAGCTACACGATCGAGAACGGCCGGTCCACGCTCCAGATCACCGCGGAGACCCGGGCAGCATCCGCAACAGTGATCACAGGGTGGCTGGACGGCCCGGGAACGGGAACCTCGTGGCTACCCGCCGGAATCACGGCGGAGAGTGATGAGCACTGGCTGTGGAACATCACAACGACGGCACCTCCGACACCTCAGTGCAACCCGACGCTGCTGACCTGAGATGACGCTGCCTCTGTACTCCGTGGCGCTGTTCTTCCCCGGCGGGAACGAAGCGGCGAACTGGCCCGTGCCCATCTCGGTGCGGGCCTCCAACCAGGACGCCCTCGTCTTCGCCGACGCCGCCGGGGACGAACCGCTGGACAACCCGGTGACCACGGACTCGATGGGTGTCGCCTCGTTCTACGCGGCCCCGGGGGACTATGTCGCCTTTTTGGCCGGGGAGTTCTTCCAGGTACAGGTGGACGAATCGGAAACGGAGCCGGTGTACCCGGGTCTGTACGTCCACGAACAGGCGACGCCGGCAACGGCGTGGATCATCGCCCACCACTTCGGCGTGGAACCCGCCGTGGACGTCCTGCTGGCCGGGGAAGCCACGGAAGGTGCCGTGTCCCACACGGACGCGGAGCACACCGTCATCACGTTCGGGTCGGCCGTAGCAGGCACAGCACATCTGCGGAGGTGAGTCATGTCCGGAATCCAGTTCGGTAACCAGATCGACATGAACGGGTTCAAGGTCACTGAACTCGGTCCGGGTGTCGCGGGCACCGACGCTGTCAACGTGAACCAGCTCAGTGCGGGTTCACCGCAAGGATTCGCGCAAGATATCGGCAACGGGTCCGCAACATCTTTCACGGTCACGCACGGCTTCAGCACCTTCGACGTAATCGTGCAGGTCTATCAGAACTCCGACGGCGCCGAGATCTACGCGGACGTGAAACGCAACGCCGAGGACGACGTGACGATCGCTTTCGGGTCCGCTCCGACCACCAACCAGTACCGCGTCCTGATCATCCCGGTTCCCTGATGTCCGTACTCCTGCGGCACCTGGCCCGCCTTTTCGCCACCGCGTCCAATCCGGCGTCCCCGGCAGCCGGGGACCTGTGGTGGCGGTCCAATGTGGCCCAGGTACACGCCTCTGACGGAGGGTCCGGGCTCCCTATCCAGGTGGGTCCCTTCGGGAACCTGCCCGTGATCCGGTCCACCGCGTGGCACAACCTGCCGCCGCAGGGGAACCCGGGAACCGCGACCGTACCTGCTGACCGCCTGTTCGCCCTTCCCTTCTGGCCCGGAAGGTCGTGCACGCTGACAGCGGCCGCGGTGAACGTGACGCTGGCTCTGGTGGGAGGGAACATCCGCATGGGCCTGTACGCCTCGGACGGGGTCCTGCCGACGTCCCTGGTCGCCGACTACGGAACGGTCACCGTCGGCGTCACCGGAATCCGCCAGATCTCCGGGCTGTCCACCGCAGTGAGACCGGTCCTCCACTACCTGGGCATCGCCCGGCAGGGCGGAGTCCTGAACCTCGGCCTGTCAGCGAGGGACACCTGGGAACCGATCGTCTCCGAAACCAGCCCCATCCTGGACTCCAACCGGAACGCCTTTTACCGGGACGGGGTCAGCGGCGCCCTTCCGTCCACCTTCGGCGCCCCGGTCGGAACAGCCCAGGGACCCTCGGCCTCGGTCCAGCTCACGTAAGGGAAGGTCATGGCGCTCGCCCAGTACAGCGACAGGTTTTGGTTCCCCTCGGGAGTCCTGGCCACGTCGCTGCCTGCCCGGATCTTCCCCAGGGGCAGCAACGGACTTGCGTCCCTGTTCGCCGACGCCGCCGGGACAATTCCGCTGCCCAACCCCCTGAACACAGACGGCGGGGGGAACCTGACGTTCTACGCCACTGTGGGGGAGTATTGGGTCCACTTGGACACCGAGACGTTCCTCGTGGACGTCGGCATGTCACAGGAGCAGTCCGACCTGTCCACCGGCATCTCGTCGGGCGGAGACCTGAACCCCAACGGACTGAACCCGAAGGCCGTCGATATAACGGCTCTGATCGGGTTCGTCGTGGACAACACGCAGACCGGGCCGGAATCCCCGTCCGTGGTCCGGGTGGACTCGCCGACGCAGACGGTCGTCCTGGACGCCGCCGCGCAACTGAGGTCGATCACATGGTGGCTGATGGACAGTTCCGGCGTGGTGACGCAGCAGGCGACAACTCCGACCAACGTGCAGCGGCGCACCCACCTGGTACTGGGCGCCACCATCTACGACACTGTTGCGGGGGTCATCTTGGAGGCACAGACACTCCAAGTGCTGCTGGGGCAGCCGGCCAACGGCTTCGCCGACCTCACCGACTCCCTCGGGCCGTTCACCACGTCGGGGAACCTGATCGCGGCAGACGGGGCGAATCTGACCTTCAACAAGGCGGTCGGACAACTCTTTGCCCGGTCGTTCAACCGCTTCGGGCCCGGCATCACCGAAGACCCCAATCTCGTCACCTCCCCGGCCCATACGCCGGCGCAGTTCCGCCGGGTCACTCAGGTGGTCGTACCGACACCCCCTGTGGTCACCACGGTCGACCCGGCGAACTACGACGTGGGCGGCGTGCTCACCCCGGTCGGCGGGGGAACCAATACGGCGACGGTGCAGAGGGTTTTCCTGTTCGCGACGTCGCTGACCGTCAACCAGATTCTGGTGCAGTACGGGCAGACCACTCACGCGTCCCTGGCTGCGGCGGCGTCGGCGATCGGCGCCACCTCTTTCGTCCCCAACCCGCTGACCGTGTCGGGAACATTCATCGGGCACATTGCGATGATCCGCACCGCCACCAACCTGTCGGACCCGACACAGGCCACATTCCTTCCGGCGGCGTCCAAGTTCACCCGGCCGTAGGGGAGGTGTCCGATGCCCGTCATCAACGATCAGCCCCCGGTACCCCCGGTACCAACGGATTCACAGGCGCCGTGCGCTGACTGGCCGATCCAGTGGACCTGTGATGTCTCGACCGCGTCTCCTGCGGTGACGGCGCTGGCGGTGGCGTCGGCGACGGAGATCCTGTACGCCCTGTCAGGGCGCCGCTTCGGGCTCTGTGAGGTCACGTCCCGGCCCTGTCGGTACGACTGCTACTCGGAGCCGTTCTACACGTCCCTGGCCCCGTGGACCGGTGGTTCATACCCCCAACCGGCTTTGATCGGGGGTTCCTGGTTCAACCTGACGTGCGGGTCCTGCGGCCGGGACTGCTCTTGTACCTCGATATCGGAGGTCATCCTTCCGTCCCCTGTGTTCCGGATCGTCCGGGTGATGATCGACGGAGGGATCGTTCCGACCGGGTCCTACCGGCTGGACGACAACCGGCGCCTGGTACGGACCGACGGCGGTGAATGGCCGCACTGCAACGACCTGACCCGGAACGACACCGAAGTCGGTACGTGGTCGATCACAGCCCTGTACGGGGAGCCGATTCCGGATTCGGCCCGTCTCGCCATGGGGGAACTGGCCTGTGAGATCGTCCGGGCGGCGACCGGGGGAGACTGCCGGCTACCCGCAGGAGTCAAGGAACTCGCCAGACAAGGGGTGACGATCACATACCCCGACGTCGGTTCCCTGTGGCTGAAAGGAAGAACCGGCCTGTGGCTGGTGGACGCCTTCCTGTCCACATACAACCCGGCCGGTCTCACCCGTCGTTCCCGTACCTACTCCGTGGACCGGCCGCCGTTCCGCAGGGCCGGGACGTGAGACACGCAGCGTTCCACGATCCGGTCAACGGACTTCGGACCGAGACCCGTGACGTCCAGGAGGTAGTCCCGACCCCAGGCGTACAGCCGCATCAGGTCGGCCACGGTGTGCACTTTCTCCTTCCTGGCCAGGAAACCCGCAGCCCGGGTCGCCAGAACATCTCCGCCCAGGAACTCGATCAGCTCCGAGTGCTCTTTCAGAAGGTCGCGATCGGCTTTGTACATGGTCATTGGCCCCTTTCAGACCAGGAAGACGTTCGCCGGGTCCACGCTGTCGTACCCGCCGGACCGCTGGCTCCGGATACTGAGCCGTCCGTTCGGAAACGCTTCTACGAAGGCGCCCGCGTACTCCCACACGTGCCCTTCGAGGTGCTCACGGACCTTGACGAAGTCACCCACGGCCAGCATCTCCGGATCAACGGGGTCCGCGGTAAAGACGGCCGGTGCCTTGCCCGCCCAGACGCTGACGACGCGCGCGCAGCCGAGGACCGACGCTTCGTCCCGGGCCAGGGTCTCCAGCTCACTGACGGAAGAACTTCTCGCCACCGGGACCCAGCGGCCTTCGTCCCAGACCTGCACCCAGGCCTCGAAGGGGAGGATTCCGTCAACGGACAATTTGTGCAGGTCGGACATCGCTTCCTCGTTTCGTCGGGGACTTAATTAAATCAGATCTAGGAACGGTGGGGAAGACATGCCGCTGATCTCGGGAGTGCTGCGCTGGTACACGGTGGCGGAGGAGCTGCGGGCCGCGGCCTATGCGGCCATGGCCGGAAGCTCTGTGGGGGCGCCTGACAGGTCCTGCGTGGTTCCCGGGGCCATCGCCTGGGACGAGTGCGACTGCGGTCTCCTGGCCGTCTCTGTGGCCCGTACGTACTACTCCGACGACTTCCCTGCGGAGCAGACGGCGAAGGTGGGGGCAGGATCGTGCCGGCCTGCGTGGGATGTGGCGGAGATCAGGATCCAGGCGATCCGCTGCGCGCCTTCCCCCCAGGGGGAGGACCTGTCGCCCACCTGTGCCGCCCTGAACACCTCCGCTCAAGAGGTGGCCATCGATGCCTCCACGGTGAAGTCGGCCGTCTCTTTGAAGCTGTGCCAGATGGAGGAGTCGAACGAGGTCATCGACTACCTCATCCAGGGGCAGACCGTGGAGGGTCCCCAGGGCGGGTGTGTGGGCTCCGAACTCCGTGTTCTGGTGGCGCTGCCGGCGGCGTAGTCCGTTCAGTACCTGTCCCACTATGCCCCCGGTATGTACCTCTTTGTGAGGATGTAAAGCCGTTCCGAGCATGTCCCATTTCGTCTCTGGTACGTACTGCTTCCTCCTTCGGAGTCCCAAGTTACTGAGATGTCCGAGTCAAGATCGTTGTTTTTCGTTCCGAAGTGGGCCAAACCAGGACTTCAAGATGTCCCAGCTTGTCACAGAAAAGAGGGGTCGGGAGGGACGGAGGTAGCGGGAGGGAAGGTTCCAGGCACCTCCCACTCACGTAAAAACACACGTTTCCTAATACCCGTAAGTAACATATACGCAGAGTTACATGTTACGCTACAGTACGTATAACGTATTATTTTCAGCTCGTGCACCTAGGTTGTAGAAAACCTCCGTTACCTCCCTCCCTCCGGACCGTAGTTTTTCGTAGCCTAAACGGACATTTTGAGGTCCGGGTCTGTACCGATTCGGAACGAAAAACAACGATCTTGAACCAAGCTATTTCGTACATACCTGCGTGTCGGTTCCCTTACCCCCACAAACCAGAGACAAAGTAGGACATGCTCGGAACGGCTCAGACTCCCCACAGACCAGGACAAACCAGAGACGAAGTGGGACATGCGTTGAACGAGTCGTTCCGCTTCCCGGACGTCGATTCAAGGTCCTGAGACATCGCCGACACGCCTTTGGAGACCACGATCGACGGGGTTCCCTCCCCCCACCCCTCCGTCCAACCGGCAAAGGACACGCCCAGCCCTTTCAGAAAAGCCTGTCCCACCTGCGGAAAGATGTCTTTGGAGGGACGCTGGAGGGTACCCTCCGTGCGACGATGGGCCCCGTGACAACGGTGAGCGTGAACGTGGACCCGGGCCGTATCGCCCGGCTGATCCGCCTCCCAGGAGGGATCGTGGACCGGGATCTCCGACGCAGGGCGGACCGCGTAGCCGCTACAGCGCGGTCTCTGGCCCCGGGAAGCCTGAAGGGGGCCATCACCACCGAGCTGACCGGTTCGGGCCGTCAGAGGCACGCTAAGATCCTTCTCAACCACCCCGCAGCGGCCTTCGTCACCAAAGGGACCCGGCCGCACGTGATCCGCCCCCGCACCGCCCGGGCACTGAAGTTCACCGGGTCCGGCGGACAGAACGTCTTCGCCTCCAAGACCAACCATCCGGGGACTCGACCGAATCCGTTTATGGTCCGGGCTCTGCGGGCGGCCGGCTAGGTCCGGAAAGATCTTGATCCGGTCGCGCCTACCCTGGCCCCATGACCGAGCCGATGAAGGACTTCAGCCGCCCCAGGAAGAAGATCGCGTTCACCATCGACGGAGACGTCTTCGAAGGCGCTCCCGTCATGCCCGCCGAGACGCTGATGCAGTTCGGCAGCAAACTCGCGGTGGGGGAGACGTCCGAAGAGAACTTCCGCACCATGAGCCGTCTCCTGGAGATGGTGCTCCTCCCCGACTCCTACAAGCGCATCATGGAACGCCTGAGCAGCCGAGAGAACCCCATAGACATCGAACAGCTCAGCGACCTCGTGCCGTGGCTGCTGGAGCAGTACGGGCTGCGCCCTACACAGCCATCGTCCAGCTCTGCGGATGGGCCGCCCAGCCCGGAGTCTGGCACCAGCTCGACGGAGACCACCTCGGCCGCGGAGTCGATCTCCTCGATCTCCCCGCTGAACGTTTTCTGAACCTGGTCTACGCCGTGATGTGCTCCCGTCTCCGCGTCCCCGAAGGGCAGACCCACGAGTCCGCTCTCCGGCAGTTCGACGTGCGCCTGGGAGTAGCCGGCTGGGGGCTCCCCGGGTCGGTTCCCCGGGAGGTGGTCCGGGAAGAGGGGGCGCCGTGGTGGTGGGAGAGCGAAGCGGAAGCCTCGGACTCCTTCCTCGCCTCCATGGGGGTGGTGCTGGATGGCTGATGTCGTCGGCTCCGTAGAAGTCCGGATCACGGTTGACGAGGATCCCGCCGAACGGGCTTTCCGGGAGATGCGCGCCGCGGCCCGGGAAGCGTCCCGGCAGACCGTGCGCAGCCTGGATCAGATCTCCGACGCCATCGGCAACATCTCTGTCGACACGGAGCAGACTGCGGAGTCCCTGAGCCGGGGTCTCAACAACGCGGTCGAAGTAGCGCAGGCCCGTATCCGGGCCGTCGACGTCCAAGCCACCGTGGACGCCGGAGCGCAGGCCCAGGTCAGCCGGCAACTGCGGGCAGTTGTTCAGCAGTCCCAGGCCGCGATCCGGGCGGTACGGGTCAACGCGGATCTGGACGACAACGCCCGGACCCAGCTCACGGCGGATCTTCAGGCCACAGTCCGCGCCGCTCAGGGGCAGCTCAGGGACATTCAGCTCGGGGTCGATGAAGCGGCCCTGGCGGAGGACGTTCGGCAGGCGGTCCGTGTTGCCGAAGCTACGGCTCCTCCGGTCGAGATTGAAACCCGGGTCGACACGGACCGCCTTTCCAGGGTCGGCGCCGCACTGCGGGCGATCGGGGAGGCTGCGCGGTCCACGGAAGGACCGGCAGCCAGGTCCGGATCCTTGCTGCAATCGATCGGGTTCTCCGAACGAGCCCTGTCCCGGGTGAAGCTCGTGGTGGCAGGTATCGGAGCCGCGTTCGCCACCCTGACGCCTTCCGTTGCCGGCCTTGCGGCTGCGCTGGCCCAGATCGCCCCTGCCGCCGCAGTAGGAGCAACCGCCGTCCTCGCCCTGGGTTCGGCGGTAGGCGCCATCGGTATCGGTACCCGGGGTGTCGGGGACGCGATCAAGGCGGTGTTCGCCCCCGCGACGGCCGCGGCGGGAAGCGCTGCCGGAGCGTCCAACGCCTACGCCAACGCCCAGCGTGCCGTCAAAGACGCCGTGGAACAGGCGGCCCTGGCCAATGAGCGGGCCGCCCGGCAGATCAAAGACGCTGAACGGGCCCTGTCGGATGCGCAGAAAGAAGCTCTGCGTGCGCAGGAAGATCTGAACGACGCACGCAAACAAGCAGCCAGAGATCTGGAAGATCTCAACAGTCAACTGGCCGGAGCCCAACTGGACCAGCGCGGCGCGATCCTGGACCTGAAGGAAGCCGAAGCCGAACTGGCCGCTGTCCGCGCCAAGGGACGCAAGGCCTCCGCACAGGAACTCGCCGAAGCCGAACTGGCCCGGGACCGGGCCATACAGCGGCTCAAGGACCAGGGCGTGGAAACCAAGCGCCTGACCTCGGACACGGCCGAGGCCAACCGGGTCGGGGCCGCCGGGTCCGACACCGTACGGGAGGCGCAGGACCGCGTGGCCGCCTCCCAGCGGGCAGTGGGAGATCAGACGCAGGCCCTGCGGGACGCACAGGCCGAGGCGGCCCGTACCGCGAGGCAGGGGCTGGAGAGCATCCGGCAGGCGCAGGAGTCCCTGACCCAGTCCGTGGGGGGGTCAACGGGCGGAGTCAACAAGCTCGCCGAAGCCATGGCCAGGCTCTCCCCCAACGCAAGGGCGTTCGTTCAGGAGATCATCGCCCTGAAGGGCGCGTTCAGCGCCGTCCGGGTCGACGTCCAGGAAGCCCTGTTCGAAGACCTGGCAAGGGAACTGAGGATCACCGCGGCCTCCGTCCTCCCCGTCCTGCGTAAAGGGCTCGTGGACAGCGCTGCGGCCCTGAACGACATGACCCAAGGTGTAGCCGCATCGGCCCGGGAACTGGCGGACAACGGAACCCTGGGCAAGGCGCTGAAGTCCGCCAACCAGGGGTTGCGAAACCTGTCCGAGACCCCCGGGATCCTGACTACGGCTTTCGTCCGGCTGGCAGCCGCTGCGGGACCGGCCTTCGAAAAACTCACCGCAGCTGCTGCGGAGTCCGCAGAAGACATCGGGAACCGGCTCGGAGCGGCCTTCGAATCAGGCCGTCTCGAAACCGCCATCGAACAGGCCATCGACCTGATCGGGCAGCTCTTCAGCGTCCTGGGCAACGTCGGGGAGATCCTCGGGTCGATCTTCGACGCCGCGAACACCAGCGGGGCCGGGTTCCTCAGCACGCTGGAGACCATCACCCAGTCCATCGCGAACGCCTTCGCCTCACCCCAGGCACAGGCCGGCCTTACGGCACTGTTCTCCCTTGGCGCCGTAGTGGCCCACACGCTGGGAACAGTCCTAGTGGCTGCTCTGAAGGCCGTGGGGCCCGTTGTCGCCGCCCTGGGACCGTCGCTGGAAATACTGGTGTCCGCCTTCGGCACAGCCCTGGTAACGGCCTTCACGGCCCTTGGACCGGTCCTGGTCTCCGCAGCCGATGCCCTAGGAACCCTGATTGTCGCGATCTCCCCGCTCATCCCCGTTCTCGGTGATCTGATCTCGTTCGTGCTGCCCGTTCTGATCCCGCTGCTGGACGGGGTAGGAGCCGCCTTCGAAAAAGCCTCCCCGTTCATCCAGTCCGCGGCCGACGCACTTTCCCAGAACCTTGCGCCCGCAATGCGGCGGGTCCATGAGTTTCTGGACCCCCTGCTGGAAAACCTCCGCCCTCTGGCCGGGGAAGTCCTCCCCCGGGTGACCGAGTTCGCAAACGGAGCCGCAGCGTCTCTGGGGCCGCTGGCGGCGTCCTTCGGGGACCTGTTGTCTTCGATTGCCCCCGTGGCCGTGGAACTCGCGACGTTCGCCGGAGGGGTTCTTCTCGGTCTGGCCGCCGAAGTGCTGCCGGTCGTGATTTCTTTGATGGATGGTCTAGCAGAGATCTTCCGGCAGACCGCTCCGGTGCTCCAGACGCTGGCAGGGATTCTGACCAGGGCGTTCCTCCCCGTGATCAGCCAACTTGATCAAATCCTTCCTCCGATCATCCGCGCGTTCACAACCTTGACCGGGGCAGTTCTCCCCTTGGTCGATCGGCTGCTCAAAACCATCGGCCCGTCAGTGGAGAACCTGGTTCAGACGCTGGGGGACCTCCTTGTAGTAGCGGCCCCTGCGGTTGAAGAACTGGCCGGAGCCATTGCTGAGACCGGGGTTGCCCTGGGTCCTGTGATCGATCTTGCGGGACGGCTCGTGTCGATCTTCACAGACGAGCTTGCAGCCACGATTCAGACAGTCGTCATTCCGGCCATCCAGCTCGTTTCGGACATCCTGAAAGGAAATTTCTCCGCCGCCCTGGGAGACGCGCGCCGCCTTGTCTCCGGGATCGTAGATACGATCAAGCGCCGTTTCATCGACCTTCCCCAGCAGATTTTCCAGGCGCTCAGTTCGTTCGGCACGGTCCTGCGCAGGGCGGTGCGGGACGCAGGGGCGGCCATGCTGAACGCGGTCGGAGAACGGCTGGCTCAGGTCAGGGATGCGTTCGGTCGGCTGGCCGGCCGGATTGCAGCCGCTCTGTCCAGTCTGGCCGGGACACTGCGCAGCATCGCGTCCGGTGCCCTGAACGCGATGCTGCGGTCCGTCTCGGACGGGCTCCGCAGGATTGTTTCGGAGATCAAGGCACTTCCGGGTAGGGCCCGGGACGCTCTCGGAGACCTGTCGACTTTCCTGTACAAAGCAGGCCGGTCCCTGATCAACGGCTTCATCGACGGCATCAAGGACGTGGACGTAACGGGCGCCGTCTCCGGGATCCTGAGTGATGCCCGGGACCTCTTCCCGTTCTCCCCTGCCAAGAAAGGTCCTTTCTCTGGACAGGGGTGGACGTTTCACTCCGGTGAAGCGCTGGCCGAGGACTTCGCCGCGGGCATCACGGAGTCCCAGGGCTCCGCTGTGCGGGCCACGAACCGTCTGGTGGTCCAGTCCTCCGCCGCTCTGGTGGGAAGTCCTCTGAGGGCCGCAGGGGCAGTTTCCGGACCCGTTGGATCGGTATCTCCGACCGAGGTCCACGTGACCCTGGTCAACCAGGGAGTTCTCGGGTCCCGGAACGAAGTCTTGGACTGGCTGTCCACGTCCCTGGAGACCCTGCGTCTCCAGGGACGGCTGGCGGTGAACTGACGTGGCGCTTCTGGGCAGCCTCCAGGACAACTTCGATGACAACACCGTCAACACGGCAATCTGGGCGGGCAATTTCGGAACCGTGTCCGAGACCGGCGGCCGTGCCCGGGTCCAGGTGTCCACGGGCACCAGCGGATTCAACACGGCCGCTCTGCACACCCTGGCCAACACCCATGCCCGGGTCCAGGTCTTCCCCCCGGCCCCCGGTGGCGGGGCCGTAGAGGCGTACGGACGCCTCCTGATCACGACCACCACGATGGGGACCGACGCGCTGATCCAGGTCAACGCCGTGGCGAACACAGTCAGGATGATGTCCCGGGTCGGCTTTGCTGACGCGGGCGACCTGTCGATCCCCTACGACCCGTTCCACCATGCGTGGCTGGGGATCCGGGAGACCGCGGGAACCCTGTACTGGGAGACGTCCTCGGACGGGGTTACCTGGACCGTCCGGCGCAGCGTCGTCTCCCCGACCTGGGTCAACGACCTGACACTCCGGGCACAGTTGGTAGGTCACCGGGACAGCGGCGTCACGGATTTTGTGGAGTACGACAACTTCAACGTCCTCGGCTGTCCCGGTGGGGCCCAGTACACGGCCGCGGTCGACTGGTCCGGGGACGGAGTCTTCACCGGAACCGGGGAGGACATCACCGCGGACGTCCTGGACGGGGGACGGTGGACCTTCGGATACGGGCGTGACCAGACCCGGCAGTTGTCCCCCGGGTCGATCGGAAGGGCCGCCTTCACCCTGTGCAACGCGGACCGCGTCTACTCCCCGGAGAACACGGCCTCGCCCCTGAACGACTTCCTCCAGCCGGGCCGCAGGGTCCAGATGGACGCGGATTTCCAGGGGACGGACTATCCCCTGTTCCGGGGGCGCCTGGACGACTTTACCGTGGTCCCGGACCGGTCGAACCGGACCGCGGACTTCACCGTCCTGGACGACCTGTACACGCTTCAGAACCGGAACCTGTCCACGGCGGTGTTCGCGGGTCAGAGGACCGGGACCCTGATCAACCAGATCCTGGACGAGGTCGATTGGCCGATCGGTCAAAGGGACCTGGACGTCGGCGGCACGTTCGTCCCGTGGTGGTGGATCGAAGGGCAGGACGCCCTCTCCGCCATTCAGGACCTGGTCGCATCCGAGGGCCCGCCGGCCATCGCGTACATCGCCCCCAACGGCGTCTTCACCTTCAAAGACCGGCATCACCGGCTGATCGACCCGGCCTCGGTGACGTCTCAGGCGGCGTTCGCGGCGAGGCGTGTCGCCTGTGATACAGCGGCCGTCACCGGATTTTCGTACACCGACCCGTTCGTCTACGAGCACGGCTGGCGCGACGTGGTCAACACGTTCGATGTCACGATCCCGGTATATACGCCGGACCCGGGGCCCTCCGTCGTTGTGTCCCTGACGGACCCGTTTACGATCGCGGGCGGAGACACGGTGATGATCCAGCTCGTATCCAGCGGGGCGTTCATCAATGCCATCACGCCGACCACCGGACCTCCGGGCTCGGGCGCGGACATCATCTTCACCGGGGCAGGTGCACTGAACAGGGGCCTGAGCCGGACGTCCGGGCAGAGCACGATTCTGACCCTGACCGCCGTGGGCCCCAAGACGATCCTGTCGGTCCAGCTACGGGCCACGGCGGTACCTCAGTCCGGATCGGCCCGTGCCACGGAGCAGGACCCGGGGGCGGTCTTCGACGGCATCGTGAAGTCGTACCCGGTGCAGATCACCTGGTCCACGTTCAACGACCTGGAAGCCGTCGGTGATGTCGTCATCGGCAGGTACAGCACCCGGAAACCGATCGTGAAAATGCGTGTCGTGGTCTGCGACGATGCGCATCTGACCCAGATCCTGTCCCGGACGATTTCGGACCGGGTGACGATCCGCAACGGTGAACTCGGCCTGGACGGAGACTTCTTCGTTGAACGGGTCGACCACACGATTTCCAGGATCGGGACGGAGACCCTTCCGCAGCATGCGCTGGTGGCCGGCTGCGAGAAGTCCTTCGACGAGTTCGTCGTCAACCCGTTCACCTTCGACAAGGCGGGAGCCGGGTTCAACGACGGGTACTTCGGCGCGGTCGGCCTGGACAACCCGGCCATGGTGTGGATCTGGGACACGCAGTCGCAGTTCAGCGTCAACGAGTTCGGAACGTGAGGAGAAGGAATGGTGGATCAAGCTCTGGCGTACGTGTACCGGGGTACCTGGGTGGCGGAGTGCCCCACCGACTGCGGAAATGTGCAGAAGATCTTCAGAGAAGACTCCTCTCTGTACCGGTGCGTGCACTGCGAACAGCTTGCCTCGGTCAAGTGGCCGGACAGCGGGTTCATGGAGATGATGACCGCCGTTCTGGACCGGCGCCCGAACCCGGACAACCGCAACTGGTACCCGGAAGATCATCCGGTCGCGGTCCGGTTCGGCCTCCCCCACGGACAGGGCGTCCAGGATCTGCTGGACGAGAACGCCGAACACGGGATTCCGGGCTAGTGGCGACTATCACGCTCACGCTGGCGTCGCGCTTTTTGCGCAACCCGCATGCGTTCCCGGGACTCGGGGGTGTGGGTGCGCTTGAGTCCGTGCTCCCGCGCGTGCTTGGACTGAGTCGTCTTCTCCAGGTTCTCCAGCCGGTCGTCCGTTCGGTCCTCGTTGATGTGGTGAATCACGTCGCCCGGAAGTACGGGGTCCTCCGGATGCGCCGTGTTCCAGACGTACTGGTAGCGCTGGATGTACCCGTCTTTGCGCATCGTGGGGTGCAGGTGCCGTTCTGCGTTGGGGATCCGAACGAACACGCGGCCTTCGTTGCTGACCCACGAACCGCCTTTCCACGAGGGGTGGGCGTCACCTTGGACGCCCTTGGAGATCTTCGCACGGACTTCTTGGGTCATTCGACCAGGGGCTTTGTTGGCGCATCCCCGGGAGCAGTAAGTGGGGGGCTGCCAACTCGAATGAACTCGGGTGAACTCAGTTCCGCAAATGGGGCATTCCTTGGTCGTTTTCATAAGGCCAGTCTAGCACACAGTGGGAAAGGGAGTGGTCCATTTGTCGTGGACAAGTCCAATGACGGCGGTAGCTAACACCATTTTTACCGCAGCACAGTTCAATACTCACGTACGGGACAACCTGAACGAAACAGCCCCGGCCAAGGCCACGACGTCCGGCGCTCTCTTCGTCGCCACGGGCACCAACGCCATTGCAGAGCGGTACCCGAACCTTCAGTTCACCGGGGCCGCGGAGACCACGACGTCCACGTCGTTCGTAGACTTGGCCACGGTCGGGCCCGCTGTCACCTCGGTGACCGGAACCCGGGCCATCGTTTTTATCCGGTCGGGTATGGAGAACAGCGCGAACAACTCCGCCAGTCACATGAGCTTCGAGGTCAGCGGGGCCACGTCGACGGCAGCCACCCTGAACCGGGCCATCTCGATTGCGGGAATCACGGCGGCTTCCCGGGCCCGTCTCGGAGCAGCGATCTTCGTGGACAACCTGGTAGCCGGCTCCAACACGTTCACTGCCAAATATTCCGTGTCCGCGAACACCGGAACCTTCGTCGCCCGGGAACTGTCGGTGATCCCGCTGTGAGCCTTTACCCCGCAGCCGTGAAAATGCTGCTCCCCGAAAATGAAGCGCAGCCGAAGATCACCCCAACGCAGGTGATCTTCCATTCCCTCGCGGCCCCGTGGACGATCCGCCGGACATACGAACACTGGCAGTCGGTGAATCTGGAATCTCATTTCGGTGTCGACTATTCAGGGGCCGTGGGGCAGTACGTCGACACCGAGACCCGGGCCGACGCCAACTATGGCGCCAACCGACGTTCCGACGGAACCGGGGCGATTTCTGTCGAAACGGCTTCGGACACCAAGCATTCCGACCCCTGGACTTCGGAACAGATTCAGTCGCTGATCACACTGGGCGCGTGGGCCCACGGGGAACACGGAGTCCCGCTGCGGATCTGCCGAACCCAGGACGATCCCGGGTTCGGGGTGCACCGGATGTTCCCGCAGTGGTCCACCAGCGACACCGCTTGCCCCGGAGACGCCCGGTTCCACCAGTTCATGGACGAGGTCTTCCCGGGCATCGTCCGCGCAGTAAACGGAGAGGACAACATGCCGACACCCCAAGAGGTCGCCACCGCAGTGTGGGAACACGGACTGGCCGACAAATACCGGGTGAACCCGGACGGGACACCGCAGATCGTCCCCGCGAGGGCGCTTCAGGTGGCCGAGGACGGCCACTACGACAAGGTGATGGCCGAACTGGCGGTTCTGAAAGCTCAGGTGAGAATCCTCACCGAGAGGAAGGGCCCGGACGCAGCAGCTCTGGTCGCTGCCGGCGAGGCGGGTGCACGGGCGGTCCTCGCCGCTCTGGTGGCGGAGGTGAAGGCGTGATGGACCGCGTCTTCGTACTGTCGGCAGGTTTCACTGCCATGTGCGCGGCCCTCGTCCTCCTGTGGCGGATCATGACCGCCGTGGTCTGCGTGGCGCATCACCTGGACAGAGCGTGGGACGACTGGTCAGGTACCGGCGGCAGACCCGGCGTCATTCCCCGGCTGACTCAGGCAGAGGGGCGCATCACCGCCCTGGAACAACCACCCGCGTAGAGGAGTAGGCATGTCGCTGGACGGAAGGCTCCGCGAGATCGCGGAAGCGGCCGTGGTCCGGGTTACCGGGCTGGTGTATGTACACCGCCGGGAGAACGAGGCGGCACTCAAGGCTCTGTCGGAACGGGTGGCCCGGCTGGAAGCGGCACCGGGTCCGGTGAACAGAGGGCGGAAGGAGACGACCTGATTTCGTCACAGGTGCTTGACCGGACAACGTCTAGGAGAAGGGGTCCGCTGACGCGGGTGATTTGTCCATGAAAATTGTGACGTATGCTGCCGACTCGTACGGGTGTGGACACTTTTAGGATGATTTGGCCTGCACAGATTCTTCGGGACCAAGGCCACGACGTGGTCATCACGGAGCCGAAGGACCGCAGCGTGGAGATCGTCCTGGAAGGAGACACCGTCCGGGACGTCAAGGTCGATGCCGACGTGGTCGTCTTCCAGCGGGTGACCCACCAGTGGATCGCGGACGCCATCCCCGCCCTGCGGAAAAGAGGTGTGGCCGTCGTCGTGGACATTGACGACGACCTGACTGCGGTGCACCCCAGCAACCCGGCATGGGAATCCATGCACCCGAAGAACCTCGGGCGGCCCATGGCGGGCGGAGGGATCAACAGGCACGCCTGGTCCCACCTGAACCGGGCTTGCCGGGAGGCCACCCTGGTCACGGTTTCCACGCCAGCCCTACTGGACGTCTACGCGCGGCACGGGAGAGGACACGTCCTCCCCAACTACCTTCCCGACGCGTACTACGGCGTCCCGCACGAGGACTCGGACCTCCTGGGCTGGCCGGCGTCTCTGCACTCCCACCCGGACGACCCCTCTGTCATGGGCGGTGCCGTCGCACGGCTGGTCTCCGACGGATACGCCTTCCGCACGGTCGGAGACCCCAAGGGTGCGGGACCTGCGTTCGGTCTTTCTGAAGATCCGCCGGGGGCGCCTGTGGACATGGACTTGTGGCCGGCTGCGGTTGCCCAGATCGGTGTCGGCATCGCACCCCTGGCAGACACCCGGTTCAACAGGTCCAAGTCCCATCTGAAGATTCTGGAGATGTCCGCCCTGGGCATTCCGTGGGTGGCCTCACCGAGAGCCGAATACGCAGCTTTCTACAAACGAGGCGCCGGAGCCCTCGCGGATACCCCGCGCCGCTGGCACAAGGAACTCAGCCGACTGCTCTCGTCCCCGGCCCTACGGACTGAACGCGCCGAAGCCGGAAGAGCCCTCGCGGAGAAGATGCGGATCCGGGACCAGGCGTGGCGTTGGATGGAGGCATGGAACAGGGCTGCTCTCCTCCAGAAGGAGAGCAGCCCCATGGCTGTGCGGTGAGAGGTTACAGCAGACCCAACGCCCTCGCCATGACCAGGTTGTGCCTGGCATCCGCGAGGGCGTTGTGCTGCCCGGACGCCTGCTCAGGGAGCTTCGGGTTACCGAGCCGGACCGCTTCCTGCTTCAGGTCCCGGGTGAACATCGGGACATCGTCCGGAAGGTCGATCATCCGACCCCAGAGCTGACACAGGGCTACGTGGTCGTACGCCGCGTAGTACGCCCACAACTCCGAGCCAGGGGTCGCCCGGAGGAAGTCCAGGACGAGGGCGGAGATTTCGATGCGAGGCATGACCGAGCCGAAGTCCGGGTGGTGCAGATCCCACGGACCGCCTTCGTTGATGAACCTCAGAGGCAGCGACGGGGCGACGTTGGCCATCAGCCAGGGGTTGCGTTGGAGAGCACTGAGTGAGAACTCAGAGCTGATGCAGTACAGCTCCCGCCCGTCTTCCGCCACCATCCCGATGCTGATCAGGTCGATGGTGGAGCCGTCCTCAATAAACTCGGTGTCGTACAGGATTTTCACTGGTCAGTTCTCCTCGTGGCAGGCGGGGCAGAAGTCCCCTTCGGCGTCGCACGTCCAGCCTTCGGTGCGGAGGTGGGCCCGCGCGACTTCCAGGCGTTCCATTTTGGTCTGCTCGGTACTCACCATGTAGTCGTGATCACGAGTTGTACCGCAGTCGTCGCAGAAGACGCCGATGCGGGACGGATACAACGGGCTGTCCGGATCCCGGAGGATTGCGGAGACGAGATCAGGGTCCATGTCAGTTCTCCTCGGTCGTTTCTTCGGGAACCCGGTGTTGGCAGTCGCACCGGGTTCCATCCTGGTTGCAGTGCTCTTCCCGGGGCGCCTTGCGGTCGGCCGCGTCCATACAGACCCGACAGATCAACGGGTCCTCCCCAGAGACCAGAGCAGCGCGGCCATGAACACGGTGACCGTAGCCATGACTCCCAGTGCGTACAGCGTCGGGCGGGGCCAGCACACGAGGCCGATGACGGCCAGGGAACCGGCTGACGCCCCGGCCCACCCTGCCCAGGTAGCAGTCCAATCGGGCATGGTCATTCCTCCGGTTCGTGGGTGTTGAGCAGGTGCTCCTGCCAGGACGTCTCGACCACACCGCGCCACCGGGCCGGGATGCTCTCCCAGCCACAGGCGCAGTTCCCCCGGAGGACGGTTTCGACCCGCGTCCACGTGAAGCGGTGCACCTTCACCAACCACGCGTGGTCCGGGCAGACGTACCCGGAGAGGATCGTAGGCCGCACGTGGAACCAGCCCTTGCCATTGGCAGAGTTCCCGCTCTGACCGGCCACGTCGAACGTCTGTTGGCACCCGGGATAGACGCAGTGCCGCCAGACAGGGACGCGGTTGAACGCCTCCGCGTCCGAGAGAACCTCGCTGAGGGCGTCCAGGTCCAGTTTGCCGAGATCCTTGGGAAACTCGTCCAGCCAAGAGCGGACCCTTTCCGCTGAGCCGGCCACGGTCATTCCTCCGGTTCGATAGAGGGTGCCCCGGGGCCTCTTTCACTGCGGCCCCGGGGCTGACAGGTTCGATCAGACCCAACTGCGTTCGAATGCCTCACGCTCCGCGTCACGGGCGTGAAGGGCGCGGAACAGGTCGCGGAGGCCGATGTATCCAGCCCACTGCGCTTCGTTCCGGGGAATTCCGCCAACTGAGTCGATGCCGTCGTTGCCCGCTTCGAGGTCGTCGGCGAACGCCCGGAGATTGGTGACGAGGACCGCGGGGTCGATGGGCTCAGTGCGGGGCTTGCGGGCAAGACCGGCGGCGAGCAGGAGCACGGCGCCTGCGGCTACGACGGGAGACTTGGACATGATTTTCCCTTTCGGTTGGAGATGGATCACTTGAGTGCTTCGGCCTGGAGACGAGCAGCTTCGGCAGCCTCGGCCGCGGCCTGCGCGGCGGCAAGGTGCTGCTGAGTGTCTGCTTCCAGGGCGGCGTGGGCCAGGTCTTCGATTACGGTCATCGTCTTCCTTCTTCCTCGGGCTGTTCGGTGGCGTGGGCGGCGTCCTCGTAGGCACCGCGGATCAGTTCCTGCGTATAGGCCAGATCAGAACCGGTTGGCGCGGGGTCCTGCTTGACCACTTCGGTCATCAGGTCATCGGCCAGTTTCTGGAGGGTCCAGTCGATGGGGTCGGTCATCGGAACTCCCCCTTCTCCCCGATGTATCGGATGTAGATCCGGTTCTCTCCGCACAGGACCGTGGAAGACGTCTCGAACGAGCCGGCGGGGGCGAACGCCGCGCCCGGGTTGCCCATCGCGGAGCGCACGTGCCAGGCCCGGGTGCGGGCAGTACCGGGGGTTGTCTCCACACCCATCAGAGCCCAGTCCCCGGGACGCTCCTTCAGGGCCGCCGCGAAGGCTTCCAGTTCCCCCGTGGTACGGGGAACGTCCGGGGTGGGCTCTTCGAAACGGACCTTGATCTTGATCATGCTCCTCCTCCTTCTGACAGGACGCCGGCCAGAACAACCGGGACGTCGACAACGGGCTTGTCCCCCTTGGGGACGGGTTTCTTCGGAGACCTCTCTTCGGTGACGGGTTCAGGGTCATTCCGGACGGCACGCCACGAATGGCCGCACCCGACACACGCCTGAGAACCGTCTTCGATTTCGGCCACCGGGGTTCCTTGGCAGACGGGGCACTTGACCCGGGGCCTGACGCTCTTTATCCGGTCGCGCTGGCTGCGGGTGGTTCCGCCCCAGTACCCGGCAACCGGGTTCTTCAGGGCGAACTTGAGGCAGGCAACCCGCACCGGACAGATCCGGCACAGTTGCAGGGCCTTCGCGTCAGGGGACTCCCCGCCCGTGGGGATCCACTCGATATCCGTTCTTCCTGCGCAGGCCGCGTCGTGGTGCCACTGCGGGGTTGTCATGCCTCCTCCGTTCCGTACGATCCGATGAAGTCGGCAAGTGCGATCAGCCGGTCCTCGTCCCGGTTCCAGGGGGAGTCGAAGTTCGGGGCGACCTTCGCCTCCCGGAGCACTTTTTCTGCGGCGGAGACTCGCTGTTCCCAGAGGAGTTGAGCCTCGGTGACGAATCGGGTCAGGGAGTTGTAAGTTCCACCTCCCTGGGTGTCAAGGCGGAGCCTCCACGTCTCCCGGAAAGAGCTGACCTCGTTGATCTCCTCTACGGTGATCCAGACGCGGGCCACCTTGGTGACGACCACCCGGGCCGTCAGCGTGCTGCGGTATCGGTGTCCGGGGTGGATGACGAACAGGGTGTCCCCGACAGATACCCTGCCGAGTTCGGGCTTGGGCATTTCGTTCCTTTCGTCTGAGTACCTCGCAGGATGCACGGAGGTGAGGCCGTGCACCCGGGTGGTGATCAGGCGTTGTGGATCGTGACGCGTCCCTGGGCGGGAACGCGGTAGCAGTCGTACGACGTGTAGACGCGGACTTCGGGACCGTCCTGCACGGCCGAGGACACGGAGTGCATTTCACCGTTGATGGTGACCACGTCCCCGGGCTGGAGCTGATTGGCGCGGATCTGGAGTGTCATGGGTTGGTTCCTTTCAGGCCGGGGTCTCGGTGCGGGCTGCGTACAGCGCTTCACGGTGCTGGTTCCGGGCTTCTTTTCGGGTGGACGAAAAGATCTGGGTAAAGTCGACGACGTAAGGGCCGTAAGTGCGGTACTCGAACTCATGACCCGGGAGGGTCTTCCCGGCGTGCTCCATGTCGGCGCTCTGGTCAACCACGACCGTGACGTAGCGACGGAATCCTGTCTTGGCCGTGGACACGAGCAGGTCCACGGTGTCGAACTTCACGGGCGTTTGGTAGAGAACCCTGGGCATGTCGTCGGTTCCTTTCAGGCCGCGAGGCGCAGGGCGTCGGCGGCGAGCTTGTAGGCGGGGACGCGGGGGCGGTAGGTCTTGGCGGCTGCGGCGACCTGTTCCGGGGTGTAGCGAGCAACGTCGCGCATCCGGCGGCCAGCGTGGACCCGGCCCGGGGTGGCGGTGAGGTTCAGCTTGGCGGCGTTGCGACGGAGCGAGCCGGCCACGGTGCGGGCCTCCCTCGGACCGAGGCCGGCGGCCATGGCGTGGGTGGCAAGGGACGCCGACCCCTTCCGGGCAATCTTCGCTGCGGCGCGGTTGGTGCGGACACGGGCCTTGAGGGCGCTGCGCTCGGTGCGGGCCTTGGCGTTCATTTCGTTCTCCCTGCGTTCCTGGTTCCTTGCCTACGACTCAATTAAAGCATGGATTGTCAGTCCGGTGCAAGGGGAAACCCCGGACCAAGTTGGCCCGGGGTTTCTGTGGATCTTGATTCAGCTGACGAGGGCTTCGAAGCGAGCTACCGTCTCGGCGTGGCCCCGCAGAGCCTCCGCCTCAGTGGAGTACCTGGTGCAGTCCAGCTCGGTGCTGAAGTCCCCCGCGGGAAACACCATGGTCTCGAAGAGGATTGGCACGCTGCCGAACCCGTGATCGATGCCCAGCCACACAGTGGAGACCAGGTAGCGAACCTTTCCTGAAGAGTCGTTGATCTCGGCGTGGCCGACTTTCCGGTAATCACGGTCCTTGAGCAGGGCCGACATTGCGTCTAGATTCAACGGGTTCCCCCGGCGGTCGAGGTAGGTCATCGGTTCCTCTCCTTCGTCGTCCGTTCCTTGCCTACGACTCAATTAAAGCATGGGTTGTCAGTTCAACACAAGGGGCCCGATCCAAGTGGACCGGGCCCCGAGGTCGGTTCAACCTAGTGCTCCATCACCGAGGCCCAAGGTCCGTACAGGGTGTTGAAGTGCTCTTCGGTGATCAGGTCCTTGACGATCAGTGCGAGAACCGCATCGCTGACGGAATCCCGCACGATGCGAGGAGTGACCTCCCAAACGGCCTCGTTCGTGGGGATTGCGAGATCTTCCCCGAAGGGCCAGGCAGCCTCCCAGGCGGAGAACCGCACCAATCCCTCCGCGCTCTCCTGAGCGACAAGGAGAGCCGCCTGTTCTTCGGAATCTATGCGGGACGCTCGCTCGATCAGCTCCGTTACCTGTTTGCCCCGCGGACCGAAGACCCGGTGCGCATCGATCTCACGGACCACGCGAAGGACCGGAGGGTTCGTCAGACCTGGGTTGATTAGGGCGGATTCCACCTCGAACAGCCGACACGGCCAACGGCCTTCGGACAAGGCCCGCGGCGGGGATTCGAAGAGGGACTGGTACTCGGACGGGAAGGTCCCCCCGCTGAACAGTGCCGCCGCATAGTTGACTCGGCCGGTGAGGAAATCGACTCCGTCCGGGCTGGTCGTCTTGTAGTACGCCTTCACGTTCTCTCCTTCGTCGTCCGTTCCTTGCCTACAGCTCAATTAAAACACAGATTGTCAGTTCAACACAAGGGGCCCGGTCCACTTGGACCGGGCCCCGGGACTGCGGAGTGGAATCAATCAGCCGGCGAAGCAGTCCTCGCAGCCGTTCCGGGGCTGCCCCTCGTGATCCGAGCACTTCTCGCCCCACGTGCTGACCGGGTCGTCGGCGTCGGCCTCTTCTTCCTCGTTCGTCTTGGCGGATTCGTTGGCGACATCGACGGCGCAGTCGTAGGCGTAGTAGCAGCCTTCGTCATTGAAGGCGCCCCACTCGGTGCCGCCGTGACCCTTGGCGCATGCCGCGATCGGGTCGCCGGTCACGTCCGGGCGGGGAGTGTTGCCGTGAAGACACTGCGCAGCCGGCTGCGGCCAGTTCGGCAGACCCACCACGCTGGTGTCCCGGCGCATTTGGTCCGCGTACTCCAGCGCTTCCTCCAGGGACAGGCGGATGTTCTCCTCCGCCGATTCCTTGACCGTCGTCAGCTCGTCCACGAACTCCATGAAGGGCTCCCCTCCGGGGATTTCCGGGGTGGGGTCCCAGTGCACGGAGACGAACGCGCGGCCGTAGTTCTCGTGCTCCGGGTTGGTCACGGTGCCGCGGTTGCCTTTCTGCACGGTGCCGAACTGACCGGCGTACCGGCCGACCGCGGTGGTGACCCGAGTACCGGCTTTGATCTCCGTGATCTGCACGTTCTCTCCTTCGTCGTCCGTTCCTTGCCTACAGCTCAATTAAAACACAGATTGTCAGTCGATACAAGTCTCACCGCTTCCGTCCCAACGTCACGCTGAGACCGACGCTGGCCGGAACCAGCGCGGCCAGGGCGTTGACCAGGTGCGTCAGCAGGACGATCAGAACCCCGATCCCAACGGTTCCGCAGGCGATGACCAGGAGAACTACCGCCTGGTCAACTTCAACGTGACCCGGAAGCACAACTCGCCGATGCCCAGGCCGAGAGCCCCCATGACCAGGAAGACCCACACAGGAGCACTCCGGTCGGTGGGTGTCAGGCAGATCAGAAGGCAGACCGCCGCGCACCCCCGCCCCAGCGTCTGGATCACCCAGGCGGTCTCCTCCGCGATACGCAGATACCTCACGTTCCATCACTCCTCCGTTTCGGGACGAACGGCGTAACGACCGTTCTTCGGCTTGTGGATCCGGGGGTCCGCGTTCAGCCACCTGGCGATGACATCCGGATGCGGCGCCTTGACCTCGAGGTGCAGCCGCTTCACGACGTCGAGGATCGCGGCGGGACCTATCCCTTCGGGACCGGCTTGGGCGACGATGCCGAAGACGATCTCTTTGCGACGATCGGCTGACGCCGCCTGCGGATCACCCTCCACCGAAGGCGGGGGCGTCCAGACGGCTCCGCCCTCCGAAAGAATCTCCTGGAACCTCCGCTCCAGCTCCGGGTCATTGGCGGACGTCTCGTTCAAGGCCTCGTGCAGCCGGTCCCGGACCGCGTCCGCGTCGTTCAAAGCGGCCTGGACGTCGGCGTCACGGACAACCGCCCCCGGCTGACCCCACCCGTCGGTGACTCCGGTACGGGTGGGGGTAGTCGGCTGCTGAACCGGGGCCGTCCCCTTGCCGAACAAGTGGTCCGTGTTGTCCCACCGGTTGGTGTACGCGTCGCCAGCTGCTTGGCGGGACAGTTCGTCCAGCGTCGGGTGCCGACCGACAGTGGCGTTGACGACGTCGGCGATCTGGCTGGGGCGGATCCGGTAGATCTTGAACGGGGCCGCGGGTTCGTCCAGGACCTTGATGCCAGCCGTTCCCGGGTACGGGGTGTCCTCTGCGGTCAGCTTGTTGGACCACCCGAACGCGTAATTCATTTCGGTGTCGTCGGACTTCACCACGATCTTCAGTCCGGACTGCTTCAGGAACTGCGGCTCGGACAGCACGTCCTGGGTCACGCGCAGGGCGGAGATCAGGGCGTTGACCGCCACGGCGCGGGCCAGTTCCACCACGCGCAGCAGGATGTCCCCCGTTTCCCGGATGACCGGGTCCCGGCGGGCCTTGGGGGAGTACAGCTCCGCGATCTCGTCCCCCGCGATCAAGATCCCGGGGACCTGGGGGCTGACCGGCAGCTTGTCGTCGTTGGCCTGGATCTCCAGGTGCTTGTACCCGGGCTTCCTTGCGAGGGCAATGGCCAGGGCTGCCTTCGCCATCAGGAGAGCCTTCTCCGGGGTGTCCGCAACCCAGTCGATGGGGGACCGGTCTGGGGTCCCTGCGGCGTGCAGCCACGGCAGCGCAAGGTTGCCGCCGTTCAGGTCGATCACCCAGACCAGGTTGTCGTTCATCCGGGCGTACCCGGAGATCATCACCTGCATCAGGTTCGTCTTTCCGGACCCCTTACGACCGGATACCAGCGCCGTCAACTGCCGGGTGTTGGGGGCAACGACGCTCGCGTCCCGGTACACCCCCAGAGGGAGAGGACCGTTCAACGTCAGCGGCGAATAGTCCTCGGGGTAGAAGACATCGTCCTTCAGGGCATTGACCGTGGACACGTCGAAGAGAACCGCGCCTCGGTGGGCTCCCGGTTTCACGATGACGCCGCAACCCTCGGGGAGCTGCGCCTCCGAAGAGAGGCGGTCCTGGTAGGCGGCGAAATCCTTCCAGTGGGTCCCCCCGGAACAGTTGCCGTCCAGGGTGTACCCGGCGCCGGACTCCCACTTCTCGACACCGACGATTTCCACCTTGAGTTGAGGACAGACGTCCTTCAGACGTTCCTCCCATTCCGCTGCCAGGCCGGTGCGCCACCGGGAAGACGCCTCCTTTTCGGCGGCCGTCTCCGCGTTGCGGTTGGAGACGTTCACCCCGGCCATGGCCGTACCCAGGCCCAGCGTCAGAGACGCCAACGAGACCAGGCCCCCTGTTGACCACGGGCCGGCGGCCATGGCCCAGGAACACCACGACCCGGCACCGAGCCACGCCGCGGCCCGGAGACCCGCGGTGGCTTTTGTGACGTGATTCCGGAGACCCGCGATGTGTGTACCGACCATCCCCGCACCCGCCGCAAGAGCCGCCCAGCCCGGCGGAGCCCCTGTCGCGTGACCCGCCCAGGAAACCGTCAGCGCAGCCACGCCGCAGTTCAGCGGCCCCGTGAGGGGTCCGTGTCCCGCGTCCCAGTCCAGCTTCATGGTCAGTAGCTCCCGTCATTGGACGCGATGTCCCACATGCGCTCGCCCGTGCGCGGGTTGCGGTGACGCTCCAGGTCGGGGAGGTGCAGCTTCTCGAACGCGGGCTTCAGCTCGGAAGCCATCTCCGCGGCCCGGATCTGAAGCATGTAGACCTGCTCCATCATCTGGACGATCTGAGGATCCAAGGGCTGCTTCGCGTTGGCGTTCTCAACAGTCACCTTCAGGGCTTCGGCCACCAGACGGAGGGCCTCTTCCAGGCCGATGAAGTCCTGCCCGACTTGAAGCATTCCCTGCGGGTCGTACTGGGCTGCGGCTGCGGCCATTTGTTCGGCCGGCGCGACGAAGTGGTGTCCGGGCATCGTGATTCCTTGTGTGGAAGAGGTCGGTTCGGTGGACGGGGCTGTAGTTCCGCGGACGGAGTCCGTTACTTCCTTCGGGACCCGTTCGGCACGGGCCTTACGCCGACGAGTCCAGGCTTCCCTCAGTCGGGTCAAGGCAGCGCGGAGACTCCGGCGGCGTACTGCGGTCCAGAGTGCGGGGACCGCGGCCTTGATTCCGTCCGCGACCGCACCCCGCGCCTTCCTGGACCGGTCCGCAGTCCAGGTCTTCTGGACGCCGCGGCCCATGGCCTTGACGGCAGCAGGCGCCTTCTCCCGGGCAGCCTTCACAACGGCTGCCTTCAGCGCAGCGGACTTCCCTCCGCCACCGAAACGTTGACCGTTGCGCCGTTGCGTTGCGTCGTTAAGCTTCTGGTTCCCGTTGGCGTCGGCGTTGCGCCGCCGACTCTTGCGCGTTGAGTTGAGACGCTGAGACGCAACGCCGTTGAGCGTTGACCCGTTGCGTTGACCGTTGGGAGTCCCGGCGTTGCGTTGCCGGGACGTTGACCGTTGACCGTTGGGCGTCCCGGCGTTGCGCAACGGCCGTTGCGTCTGGGAGTTGAGCGTCCCAGCGTTGCGTTGCCGGGACGTTGGGGCGTCGTGTCGAAGCGTTGTGTCGTTGCGGTGTACCCGGTTCCGGCGAACGGTGTGCCGGCGCTTCGCAACGGCCGTTGCACCCCCCACAACGGCCAGGGCGCCGACTACGGCAACGGCCGTTGCACCTCCCAGTTCGTAGGTTCCGGTCGCAGCGAGGCCAACTGCGTTACCCGCGGCCGCCAGGGCCGGCGCCACAGGCATACCCCGCTGAGCCTTGGAGCGTCGCTCCGGGACCGGTTCAGCGACGGGACGGGCTGGGGTCCAGTCCGCCGTGGGTGCCTTGACAGGGGCCTCCGGTACGGCCGTCTTCGTGGTCACTGGGTCACCTCGTGGTTCTCTCGCGGCTCGTGACAACCAGCGCACAGATCTGGAGCCACCGGGTTCCCCTCGAAGCCGGGGCACCGGGCGTCTGCCTCGAAATTGATGGCCGGATACAGGTCCGGAAAGGCGAGACAAGCGGTGACGACCGTAGAGAGGACCCAACTGTCCTTCGGGTGCTTCTCTCCCTGCGGATGCATCTTGCCCTGGACGTAGCCCATAACCGCGGCGTCCTTGACGAGGGCGCGCTCCCGGTCAGTGAGTGAAGCGAAGAAGGCGGCCGAAGCCGCGGTGCGGTCCGCGTCCCGCTGCTCCAGGTAGTCGATCAGAAACTCGTCGGTGAAGTTGTTCTCGGTCACGGCGTCACCCCGCGGAGGATTGCGTCGGCCAGGGCGAGGGCGGCGCGGTCCCGATCTGACACAAGCAACCTCGCCCTGTCCCTGACCCCCCAATAACGAGCTGTCGACTCCAGCCACGCGGCGAGTGCTCCCCCGATCCCCGGGTACATGAGCGCGATCCACGTGGCGTCGGCCCGGCTACAGGGGTGCGGGTGTCCGCCCCGGATGACGCGGGAATCTCCGCCTTCGATCGACTCAACCGCGGTCCAGGGCCCCTGCGTGGCGGTCTCAGCGGCCTCGCGGATCAGGGTGGCGGCTTCGCGGAGCCTGATTGCGGGATCTTCGGTCATGACTTCTCTCCTCGGTTCCTACTCCGACTCCGACCGGTCGGGTATGGGGTCTATGCGCAGGTCAGGAGGTACACGGGTTCCTACTCCGACCGGTCGGAGTCGGCCCGTACAGACGGGCCAGCCGGGCGGATACTGTCAACAGATTTCGGATCTCGCGGAACGTTCGGCCGGGAGCGGCCTCCCACAGGACGTAATCGATCATCGGTGCCTCTGATCCGGCGTCCAGCAAGAACTCGATACACCTTCCGGCGACACGCTGAAGGTCGACGTCACCACCTAGTGCCTCGAATATCCCGAACGGGTTGGCTCCGTTCGGCTCCCAGCCGTCCCTCTCCAGGACTGCGAGCGCTGCTTCCAGGTGCACGGCCACATCTTCTCCGGCGACGAGACGACCCGTGGGTCCGGTCCAGATCCAGTCGTGCGGTTGCATGACGTCTCTCCCTTGTCTGAGTACCTCGCAGGGTGCACGGAGGTGAGGCCGTGCACCCGGGCGGTCGTCAGGCGTTCTTGCGGGTGGCCAGCTTTTCCAACAGGAACACCTCCACGACATCCCTGTCATGGAGGGCTCCGTCGACCTCGACTGCCGTGGGAAGCTTTTTGTTGTGGCGCCAACTCCGGACGGTTGACTCCGCGGTCGGCATCCCCAGCTCGGCGGCACGCTTCACGACATCCGCAGTAGTCATGTACTGGGACGTCTCAACGTTGACCGCGGGACGCTGCACCGGGACGGGCGTTGACGGCAACGCAACGGGTGTCTCAACAGCGGGACGCTGCACCTCAACGGGCGTTGCAGTCTTCTCAACGACCGTTGACGGCAACGCAACGGGCGTTGCAGTCTCTTCAACGCTGGGACGCTGCACCTCAACGGTCGTCTCAACGGGACGAGACGCGTTGAGCGCGAGGCGTTCGGCGTTCGTTGCGTCCTGCGTCCGCATCAACTGGCGTTGCACGGTGGCCAACGCCTTCTGGGCGTGGACGTCGGCCAGTTCTCCGTCCACCCACGCCTGTTGCACGGGGAGCAGCTCGCGGACCGTGTACCGCATCAGGACCAGCCACATGCCCTTGGCAATGGCGGAGACCAGGGCGCCGACGACCCCTACGATCAAGGCGCCCTGTTCGTAGCCGTGGATCGTGATGGCCGACATGGACAGGAACAGAGCGCCCCAGCCTGCACGTCGCGGCAGGGCTGCCTTGGCCGGCTCGTAGCGGCTCAGCCACTCCACCGTGAGGCAGGTGATCCAGGCCAGGTCGAAAACGCCGGCCACCAGGAAAGCTGCCCACGAGGGGGCCGAGGCCGACAACAGGGAGCCGATGGACACCGTGGACCAGATCACGGAGCCGAGGACGACGGCCGTTGTCATCAACACGGCCGCTCGCAACGCAACGCGGTCCAGGTCCCGGGGTGCAACGGCCACCTCAACGCTGTAGGTCTCCGGGACGCTTCGCGTTGTGCCGTTGACGGTGTACTCCACCATCCGCGTGCGCTGCTCGGTGCGTGTCTTCACGATCTCTCCTCCTTGGCATTCGTTGAACCGAATTAATTATTTCACAACGCAACGCGTCCCGTCCAGACCGTTGACCGTTGCGTCCCGGAGACGACGAAACGCCCGACGCGTTCCGCCGGGCGTTTCAGAGGTGTTGCGTTCTACTCGGTCCAGCCGGGAGGACACCACACCGGGTTTCCCTTCGCGTCCAGGCACTTATCCACCAGACCCTTGGACCGCAGACGGGTCAGGGACAGGTACGTCAGCGGAGCCGTCAGGTCCAACCGGTGCATGATGTCGTTCCGGCTGAGAGGTCCCCGCTCCTCGACCACGATGAGGCGCCGCACCGCTTCGTCCCGGGCCGCCACCTTCAGATCCTTCGGCCGGCCCCGCTTCACCTGAGTCTCGGTCTCCATCGCTTCCTCTCCTCTACACAGAACGGCGCCGCACCGGGACCAATCCTCCGGTGCGGCGTCGTGTCACAGGGTTACTACTCCATCAGGGCCGCGTCGGCCGCGGCCTGCCCAACCGGCACGTACACGGCCGAGTACAGCTTCGGCGGCTTCAGGTTCCCCGTCTTCTGCCCCTTACCCGTGTATGTCACGGTGAGCACGCCGCCCAGCTCCAGCGTCTTCGCCCCGGCCTTCAGGACCGCGTCCCGGATGGCGGCCTGCATCTTGCCCTTCACGTACAGGGTGCGCTTGCCGTCGTCGTCGAGAAGGGGCACCTTCTGCCCCTCGTCATCGAACTTGTACCCCGTGGGCTCGCACTGGATCTCCACGGGCATGTGCATTTTGGGCGCGCCGTCATCCCAGAACAGAGGGGAGTTGTCATCGAAGTTCCGCTGCTGCTGGACTCGCTTGGACAGCACGGTGCCGGTGTACGAGTGGCCGATCTCAGGGAACTGAGCTCCCGTGGCTCCCCCCGACATGAGGAAGGCGTCGGGGTCCGACTGGGCAGCGGGCTTCGGGGCGAAGGGGTTCTGGAGGGGACTGGTCATGAGTTCTTGAGTCCTTTGTGAGTCGGTCGTTTGGGGTATTGCGTGGATCTGGCGGGAATCGAACCCGCGACCCGTCCTTTTTAAGGGGACTGCTCTGCCATTGGAGCTACAGATCCGTGGGAGTGAAGGATTCGGACCTTCTCGGGAACCGCGCGCTCCCTTTACCGTGCCGTGGCCACCGGCCTCCCTGGTTCCGATTTAATCAAATCGGAGCGTCCTCCGTCAACCGCCCAGCGAAGCCAACCGCTCCTGGCCGATCTTCACCAGTGACTGAAGCCGCTTCTCGCTCAGACCTGCCGCAACGGCAGCCTGGAACAGGGACGACAGCGCGGCCCTGGAACCGGCCTGCGCGAAGCGCTCCTCCCAGGTCGGTTCCGGCACGGAGACGGGTTCCCCCAGCATCTTGAAGCCGACCTTCCGGGACCGCCGCTTACGGACCGTGCCGGACAGGGCAGCGTCCTCCCAGCCCCCGTCCAGCGGCACCTCATACAGCGTGCACACCGCCTTCCCGTATGGCATGTGCATCACGATGCCGATGTCCGTGCGGACCTCAGGCCCCGGCTCCCATCGTTCCTCGCCCGGGTTCCACAGGCCCGAGGCGTTGACGCCGTGGGCGTACAGAGCGAGTTGGATCGCGATCTCGAGCTGTTTGTAGTCGAGGCTTCCGGGTGTGTTATGTGTGGGGATCATCCGATCTCCGCACAGGTACGTGCGCGTTGAAGAATCCACAGCGATGCACGCGGTGTCGACATCGGGGCCTGGGTCCACAGAGACGATCAACCTCCGACGGGAGCGCACGAGAGGCTTCTTTGAAGCGGCTGCCTGGTCCGCCTTCCTGGGAAGACGGAAGGGATTCAGGTCCACCGGAGTGAACTCGACGTGATAGCACATCACCTGCTTGCCAAACCCTTTGGTCCGGACTCCCGCCAGACAAGGTCGCTGACCCAGGCTCAACAGGAGTTCCTCGGTTTGAAGAGCCAGAGCCTTATCTGTGCTGTAGAACACGGCCGTCTTCCGAGCCGTGTTCCAGGTGCCATCCGTGTCCAGGAGACCCTGGAGAAGTCGCAACCTCTGAGGCACGGAAGCCCGTAGGTAAATTTCCGGAATGTGCTTGTTGTCCAAAACGCCGAGTTCGCGGAGCTGCGTCACAAGGCCCAGGACAGTCCGCGTCACGCACTTATCGGAGTGGCATTTCTTGGGCAGCCCGAGGCGGTGTCCGTCTGACTCCAGGATCTCGAACAAATCGGAGCCTTTGGTGATCGAACCTGCCTTCGCAGTGCCGTCCCCCAGCCAGCACCCCAAAAGGTACGGGTCCACGGGCAGGTCCGCGTCAGGAAGGTTCAGTGGACCTGCCACGGGGACTCGGTGATGTTTTTGTCCTTGAGAGCTCACGAGAGTGGCTCTCACTTCTTCGATGGACTTAGCCGTAGGGGTTCCTGGACGAAGCCCTGCCGCGGTCCACCAGATGTGCTCCGTGTCGCAAACTACGGAGGAGCCATCGTCAAACCTGACGATGTAGGTACCGATCCTCTTGGCCTCCGATTTGGCCGTCACCCGACAAACCTCACCGTACGCGTCGAATACCCGATCCCCCACCACGACGTCCTTCATGGTCGTCCACCCCGAAGGGGTTGGGATCCGTTCGGTAAGCGCGAGGCCCTTCACATCCCCGATGGCGTAGGTCCCGTCAGCAAGTCGGAGGACCCGGTCCAGCTTGCCGGCCACGCCCAGCTCGGGGATCGCAGTGACCCGTTCGATCAGGTGGGGGAAGACCTCAACCCCACTCGCCTTCAGAGCCGCCCGGTAAGCGAGGACATCTGGGCGTTCTTTGACCGGGGCCCGGTCCAGGGTGCCGCCTCCGTCCAGGACTTCGGTGTGCGTGTGCATCCGGGTGCCCCGGTCCGCGGCCTCTTCGCCGCCGGCGGACCGCTTCAGCTTCTTGACGATCCGGTTCAGCTTTTCCCGGTCCGTCTTCACGTCCAGGCCAGTTGCCTCGGCCACCAGGTCCGGCCGCAGCGTCGCCCCCACCAGTGCCATACGCAGCTCCCACTCCGACAGGGCGAACCTGTCGCTGAGCGTCGGAGCGAAGTTGGTGGCCCGTGTCCAGGACTGCCACTTCCCCGTTTCCGGGTGAGGGAGCCAGTACCGGCCGTTCTTCATCAGCGGCTGCTTGTCCGGTTGCATGAGAAGGTCGTCTACGGGGTCGACAACCCTCTCATGCTCCCCGGAACGACACAGGACGCAGTGCACCGTTTCGGGACCGCTGTGTTTGATGCGGGCTGGGTCGGTCATGCTCCCTCTTCCTGAATCAGTTTGTTGACGACCGCGTCGGCCATTGACTCGATCTGTCCGAGCGGTCCGGTCTCTGATTCGTTGTAATTCCAGCTCTGGGCCTTCCCCGCGGCCTCGCTCAGGGACTGAAACGCCTTTCGGATCTCGTCCCGGACGATGCGGCGAATCTCCGCTTCCAGCGGGTTGGTCTGTTCTTCCTCGAACGGGTTGTCCATCTTCCTCACTCCTTCACAAACAGGCGCTCTTGCGTCGATCGTCGGTCAGTGGTTTTCGCCACGGACATTCGGTGATCAAACTCCGCTATGCACGTGAAGTCTTCCGGAGCGGAGTATTCGCTGACCAGAACCAGAGCTCCGCTCTTCGCTTGGTCTCGGCACCAAGACCAGAACTTGTCGTGGTCAAAACCTCCGGAGTCCCGGTACCCCAAGGTTCCCTGGTAGGGCGGGTCGCAGTAGACGACGAATCGTTCGTTTGCCTGTCCGGTGTCGTAGCCGGCGTTCTTGAACTGGACGTCTGTGCCTTTTAGTTCAGCCATCCTGGACGAGGCTGCCCGGATGGATTCTGCTTGATGGTCCCGAGGAGCGCCGTCCGAATTGAAGCCGCCTCGGGCGTATCCTCCGAACCACTTGCCTCCGAACGAACCTCCGAAACCCGCCAGCCCACGAATCGCGCTGGGTTCTGCGCTCTTGAGGTCCGCGTACTCCTGTTCAGAGATCGTCTCTGGGGGAGCCCACCCCGAGTGCAGGGCGGACCAGAGTTCGATCAAATCCGGGTGGGCGTCACTCGCCACGGCCTTCTGAAAACTGGGGGCGATCATGGAGAATGAATTCAACCCTCCGCAGAAGGGCTCCCAGTAGACGTCTCGGTCACCTCGGCGAGACAGGATCTCCGAGAGAATCCTCTTGGCAATTCGTTTCTTACTGCCGACGTAACGCATTCCTCACTCCTTCAGAAATCGGTCGATCTTCCTTGACGCCTTGACCACGGAGATCAAGTCCCCCATGTCGCCCTTCCGGATCCCGTCCGGGACCTGGATTCGTAGGTACCCGGCTTGTTTGAGCTGGGCTTCGCTTGCCGGGTCGCGGCGCCACTTGGCCTTGCGCCGGGTCAGGACGCCGCCCAGTTCCTCAGCCTCCGCTTCGGCCCAGGCTTTGGCCGTGTCCAGGGGCTGGGGTGATCCATTGAGCTTCGTCCACCCGCCCTGCGGCGGGGCCAAGGCGATGACGTATCCGCCTTTCTCGGGCCACAGGAGAACCTCTCCGGCCGTTCCGCAGGGGATGAACCAGATCCCACTCTCCGTCTGGAGCCACGCGGACGACGATGCGGCGAACAGCTCCAGGGACTTCCCAGAACCGGTCAGCTTCAGTTCAACGGCTTCCTTTTCACAGGTGCACCGCAGCCGTTTATTTCCACAATTCCCGCAGAGGCAGACACAGGGCAGCCGGCGGCAGTCTTTACAGGGCTTGGGATCCGGGAACAGTCCTTCTTCCAGGTCGATCAGCGTCCGCAGCCGGTTGTCCTGGGACGCACCCACCAGGTCCAGAATCAAAGCGCTGGTCTTACCGGGGTAAGGGCGGAGTACGCGTCCAATAATTTGGGTGTAAAGAGGCTGGGACTGTGTGGGGCGGGCCATGACCAGGACTTCCGCGTGCGGTGCATCCCAGCCTTCTGTAAGGACCATACAATTGCACAGTACACGGATCTTCCCGGCTTCGTAGTCGGCGAAGATCCGGAGTCGTTCCTCCCGGGGAGTTTCACCGGAGACGACGGCCGCAGAGACGCCACGAAATTCCAGTTCCTTCATCGCCTCGTGGGCCGTGGCCACGGTGGGGGTGAACACGACGCCGGGCTTTCCGTTGCCGTGTTCCACGTAGGCGGCAGCGGCGACGGCCATGGCGCCGGATTCCGTCAGCTCCTCCCCGAGGGCGCCCACCGCGTAGTCGCCGGCGGACTTCCTCAGCTTGGACAGGTCCAGTCCGTCGACCGCCACGGAGATCCCCGTCGGTTCGACCAGGTACCCGTTGCGGATGCCCCACAGGATCGACTTGGTATAGACGACGTCGTCCACCACCGTGCCGAGTCCCTTGCCGTCGCCGCGGGCCAGGGTCGCGGTGACCCCCAGCATCCGGGCCCCGTCCTCGGCGAAACAGCCCAGCCCTTCAAGGACCCCTTTGTACGTTTTGCTCAGAAAATGATGTACCTCGTCGGCAATGACCAGACCGACCGGGCCCGCGTTCAGGAGCCGGTTCATCCGGCGCTTCCTGGCCAGGGTCTGCACCGAGGCGACGACGACGTCGGCGTCCACTTCGTCGTCGCCCGCCTTCACCTTGCCGGTGATCAGCTCAGGGGCGACGGACCGCACTTTGGTGATCGCTTGGTCCACCAGTTCGTCGCGGTGGGCCAGGATCACAACGCGCTGCCCCGGATGGCCCTGCATGTACTCCCGGGCGGTATGGGTGAACATGACCGTTTTTCCTAGACCCGTGGCCATTACAACTACCGGCCGCTGCATCCCCTCCGCCCACGCCGACGTCACCGCGTCGATGGCTTCACGCTGGTAAGGACGCGGTTCAAGCACGCTCCATCACCGAGGCCCACGGACCGTACAGGGTGTTGAAGTGCTCTTCGCTGAGCAGGTCCCGCGCCAGCAGCGCGGTGACCACCGGCCAGATCGCCGGGCCCACTTCGCGGTGCGCCTGCTTCCAGAGCTCACTCCGGCCGGTTACGCGGATGATCGAACCGGCCGCGCCCAAAGCTTCCTCCCAGGCGGTACCTCCGGCTACGGCCCAGGCGACCCTCACCCCGTGGTGTTCGTCGTCCGTCAGCCGGGACGCCTTCTCGATCAGTTCTTCGACGGTCGTCATCGTTTCCTCGTTTCCTTGTCGAGGCTCCAGTCAAGCAGTAGACAGACAACGACGCAAGTAGCTGTGACTGGACGAACATAGACGTTGGGAGTAGCGTCTCCGTCATGGCAACCAACCTTCTCAGCCGGGCCGAAGCGGCCCGGCTCACTGGCGCATCCCTGCGCACGGTCGACCGGTGGCGCAAGGACGGCAAACTGACCACCTACCGCAACCGGCGCGGAGCCATCCGCATCGACCCCGAAGAGCTGGACCGGCTCTCCGCCTACCAGCCCGCATCCGCAGGAACCGAGGGCTGACCGTGCAATACATGGGAGGAAAGGCCAAGATCGCTCGACGCCTCGTGGCCGCGATCTTGGACGACACAGCCAATCGACTGAACTGGTTCGAGCCCTTCGTGGGCGGTGGAAACGTCCTCGAACAGGCCGCGCCCCACTTCACGCGGTCTGTCGCCATGGACGCGCACGAGGATTTGATCCTCATGTGGTCCGCAGTCAACGGCGGGTGGGGTCCGCCCGAGTTCGTCTCCAAAGATCTGTACGCGGAGCTGCGTCACGCCGCACCTTCGGCGCTTCGCGGGTACGCCGGCTTCGCCGCGTCCTTCGGGGGCAAGTGGTTCGGAGGGTACGCCGCCGGCCACGTCCGGCCCGGAGAGAGACAGACCATCGCAGCGGGTTCCCGGAGAGTGGTCCTCCGCCAATCCTCCGTGATCCGAGCTAACTCGGTCGTCTTCCGGCACGGACCTTTCGGGTCCCTGACGCCTCCCGCGGGGACGGTTGTCTACTGCGACCCTCCTTACGCGGGGACCACGCGGTACAACGGGATGGCCCCGTTCGACCACGCTCTGTTCTACAAGACCTTGGGCATCTGGGCTGACTCGGGGCGCGACGTCTACGTCTCCGAGTACGCGATTCCGGACGAGGTGCCCCACTTGATCCTTTGGTCTGGGGAACAGCGGAATGGGTCCCTCAAAAAAACCGCCAACTCTCGGGTAACGGTCGAGAAGCTGTTCAAGATCACAGGAACCGAGGGCTGACCGTGGCAACCGAGACGCCGACACTCACCCCCGAACACCGCGAGTACCTGAACAACGCGGCCATCACCGACCCCATCATCGAGGCCGCCGGCGTCTACTCCACCGATGACGGGATCATGTTCCCGTACCGCGACGGGAACACCGAGGTTCAGTACTTCCGCCACGACGACCCCCCGGAGGGAACGCCCAAGTACCTCGGGCCCAAGGACATCTCCCCCATCTTCAACGTGCTCCGCGAGCACGGAGACCACGGACCGGTCCTCGTCGTGGAAGGTACGAAGCAGGCGCTCAGTTGCGGATCCTGGGCGCCCCCGGAGTACTCCGTGTACGGCATGAACGGGTGCTGGGGATGGACGAAGGCAGATCGGGACCCCCTGGAGGGGAGAACGGTCTTCGTCGTCCTGGACAAGGACGCGCAGGAGAACCCGGACGTCTACAACGCGGGCGCATCCCTGGCCGAAGACCTGCGGTCCATGGGATCGACAGTTCTGTTCGTCCGGCTCCCCGTCCGGGGGAAGGAAGGTCTGGACGACTGGTTGGCAGCCACAAAGGCGGACCGGCGCACCGAACGCTTCGCTCTCCTGATCGCCGGCGCCAAGCCGAAACCGGCCGACCGGAAGCCGGACGCGAAGAAAAAGAGCAGGGAGCTGCGCACTGCGGAGGAGTCCGCGTCGATGGTGGAGACGGCCGCGGAACGGGGCATGAAGCCCATCGCCGTGAACCGAGGCCTGCTCATCGACGTGATCGACCAGATCACCGATGGGCTTCTGACCCGCGACGGAACAACCCTGTTCAACCACGGCGGGGCCCTGTCGGAGTTCGACCGCGATGAGCACATGATGGTGCAGGTGACCGAGGGCCGGTTCCGGGATGTCCTTGTACAGACCTGCCTCACTGTGAACGTGAAAGACGACGGATCGATGGTGTCCGGCTGGCCCGACGGCAACACGATGAAGGCCGTGTCCTCCCGGGCGAAGCGGTTCGTGAAGGTCCGCCGCATCATGCGTGCGCCGTTCGTCCGTGCGGACGGCACGATCTGCTCAACACCCGGCTACGACGTTTCTTCATCGACTTTTTTGGACATCGAAGAAGACTTCAAGATCAACGTCCCGGACGAACCAACCGCAGACCAGGTCAAGGAAGCCGTGTCCCTTCTCTTGGACGAGTGGCTGTGTGACATGGCGTTCCCGGAAGACTCCGACCGGGCCAACGCCCTCGCCATGCTGCTGACCCCCTTCGTCCGGGACAGCGTCAACGTCGTTCCACTTGCCGTCGTCACAGGTCTTCAGATGGGGTCGGCGAAGAACCTTCTAGCGGACTGCTGTTCCCTGGTCTTCCAGGGGACCGTCACCCAGCCGGGTCTTCTCCCCGAGAACGACGACAACGAGGTCCGGAAGCAAGTCACGTCGATCCTGCGGAAGGCGCCGGCGGTCATCGTCTTCGATGAAACGCACCTGATCGAAAGCAAGGCTCTGGCCGGGGTCCTCACGGCGGAAACCTGGACGGACCGCCTCCTAGGAGTCTCGGACCAACTCGCACTCCCCAACCAGGCTACGTGGATCTCGCTGGGCAACAACGTCGCCGTCAACGGGGACATGCGCCGCCGGTACTACCCGATCCGGCTGCACCCCACCGACCCCAATCCGCAGGACAAGCCCACGTCCGCCTTCCGGCACCCGGACCTCAAGGCGTGGACGGAGGAGAACCGCTCCGAGCTGCTCAGCGCGGTACTGACGCTGATCCGGGCGTGGCACGTGGCCGGGAAGCCGTACACACCCGGCTCGTTCTCCTTCGGGTCTTTCGAGCGGTGGCAGAGAACAGTCGGGGGAGTCCTTCAGATCGCGGGTGTCGAAGGCTTCCTGGGCGGACTCCAGGAAGCCCGGGACGAAGGCGACTTCACCACCGGCTGGTGGATCGCTCACTTGGCCTGGCTGCTGAAGACCTTCGGCGGAGCCGAGTTCATCGTCCGCGCCGTGAAGGCCAGGGCCCTGGCTGCCGACGACTTCGAAGCGCCCCCCGGCAAAGACCTCGCCGACCCCTCCGAGCCGAACTGGGCCAAGAGGACCGGGCAGGAGTACGCCCGGATCAAGGGCCGCTGGTTCGGGGAAACCCGGTTGGTCAAGGTCGGCCTGGGCCACGGGTCCACGGTCAAGTGGCGCGTGGACGTCCGCGGGGAGGAGAAGGAACCGCCCCCTTTCGTTCAGCCGGATCCTGATCCACCGACCCCCGACGAAGGAACCGAGGAAGCTGTGGAGACGACGTTCAAATCTGTCGGGTTCGACCTGGAGACCGCCGGCGCTGATGAGCTGTATCTCGGACGGCACGAGGGTCCGTTCATCCGGCTGGGGGGGTCCATCGACGCCGCCGGAGTCTCCCAGACGTCCCCGTCGTCCCAGGATCTGATCCGGACCCTGACCGACGCCGACGAGATCTACGGGCACGGCATCTTCCGTTTCGACATCCCGGCGCTGGCCCGCCATAAGGGAACCAGCGCCGACTTCGACGCCCTCGCCGACAAGGCCGTGGACACGATCATCAACGCCCGCCTGCTGGACCCGCCGGCAGCGAAGGGGGCAAACGTCAGCTACACCCTGGACGCGGTGGCGGCCCGGCTGGGGGTCGCACGGAAGACGGATGACATCAAGGCCCTCGCCGACAAACACGGGGGTTTCGACAAGATCCCCGTGGACGACCCGGACTACGTCTCCTATCTGGAAGGCGACCTGGTCTCCACCCGTGCGGTGTATGAGGCGCAGAAGCCTCTTCTCAGGGACCGCGGCCTGGACGACTACGCGGCCCGCGAAATGCGGATTGCCGCGATCCAAAACCGCATGACCTTCAACGGCTTCCGGATCGACGTACCTCTCCTCGAGGAGCGCGTCCGGGCCGAAGAGAACAAACGGCAGGAAGCCCTCCGCACACTCGCCGACACGTACGGCGTACCCCTGGACAAGGAAGTGACCCGGGGCCGGGGAAAGAACAAGGTGACGTTTCGGGAACCGCTCCTTTCCCCGTTGGCCTCCAACGCGGGCAAGGCCGCCCTGATCGCGGCCTTCAAGGCGGCCGGTGCGGACTGCTACCCGCCGACCGCCACGGGGGGTCTGGCGACGTCCTCGGAGGCTCTGGGGGAGGGGTTCTACTTCCTCGGCAAGGGTCAGAAGATGCGGAAGGTCCCCGGCATGCTGCGAGCTTATCCGGATCTTCCCGGGGTGCGGGACATCTGCGAACTGGTCTCCGTCGTGACGGGCGTAACGGCCAAGTACGCGGAGATCCAGAAGTACGTGGTCAAAGGGCGCGTGTACCCGGGAATCGGGGAAGACCAGGCTTCCGGTCGGTGGGCTATGACCCGCCCGTCCATCACCAACCTGGGCAAGCGTGGCGGCAAAGTGGTCCAGCGCGCGGTCTTCCTCCCCGAGGAAGGGCACGTCATCATTGCCGCAGACTTCTCCCAGGTCGACATGCGGGCGGTCGCCGGCCTGTGCCAGGACCCCTTGTACATGGCGATGTTCGAGCCCGGCAAAGACATGCACACGGAGATCGCGGCCATGATGGGCGTCTCTCGGGACGCAGCCAAACCGTTGAACCACGGAGCCAACTACGGTCTGGGCGCCAAGGCGATGATCCTTCAGGGTCACGACCCCGAGCTGGTGGCCAAGTTCTTCGAGGTGATGTCCCGGTTCAAGGCCAAGGACATCTGGACCGAAGACGTCCGGAGGAGGGCTACCTCCGGTCTGCTGTACAACAGCTTCGGCCGCCCGATGCGCTGCGACCCGAAGCGGGCGTACACCCAGGGACCGGCTCTCATGGGCCAGGGCGAGGCCCGGGACATCATGACGAAAGGTCTACTGCGGGCGGTGAAGTTGCTGCCGGACATCCGCGACATGCTGCGTGTCGTAGTCCACGATGAGGCCGTCAACTCCGTACCTATTGACAGGGTTGAGGAGGTTACGTCCGTTCTCCACGAGGCGATGACCTTCACCCATAACGGTGTCCAGATCATCGCGGAGATCTCCGCGCCGGGGTCGGACTGGGCCGCGGCCTACGGCGCCAAGTGACGAAAGCTGTGATTTAATTAAATCCAAGGAACCGAGGAAGAGGAACACATGACGCTACGACTTGGATCCCTGTGCACGGGGTACGGCGGCCTCGACGCCGCCGTGGAACGGGTCCTGGGAACAACCACGGCGTGGACCGCTGAACGCGACCCGTTCGCCTCCGCCGTCCTGGCTCGCAATGATCCCGGGGTACCCAACCTGGGTGACATCACCGCCGTCGACTGGACCTCCGTGGAACCGGTCGACGTCCTGACCGCGGGCTTTCCGTGCCAGGACATCAGCAACGCCGGTCTTCGCGTCGGTATCACGGGTCCACGGTCCGGCATCTGGAAGAACGTGGCCGAAGCCGTCCGCGTCCTGCGTCCGAAGATCGTCCTCCTGGAGAACGTGGCGGCCATCAAGAACCGCGGTCTGGACGTGGTCACCGAAGACCTGGAGAACATCGGTTACGGGATCCGCTGGTGCATCGTCAAAGCGTCCGACGTGGGAGCGCCCCACCAGCGGCGCCGCTGGTTCGCAGTCGCCGAACCGATGCCGTCAGGAACCGGTCCGGTCGAAACGGGCGTCCTGGAAATCCCCGCCGGGCCGCTGCTGAAGACGCCGACGTCCAACCTGGGGCGCAACGGCGGACCGCAGGACCCGGTCAAGCGCAAGGCCGGCGGCCACGGTCCGACGCTGGAAGACGAGGTCTCGGCTCTGCTGCCCACGCCGGCAGCCCGTGACTGGAAGTCCTCCGCGTCCAACCTGCACGGAACCAACTCCCGGCCCCTGAACGAGGTCGCGGTCTTGCTGCCGACCCCTACGGCGTCCAGCTACGGGCGCAACAAATCCGCGAGCTCCGGGGCTTCGATCCGGCCGTCTCTGGAGCATTTGGCGCCAACTCTGCTCCCAACACCGAAGGCGTCCGACGGTCCGCATGGCGGACCCAACGGCCGTGACGGGAAAGGAAACCTCTACCTCCCGGGTACCGCGATCCGGACTGACGCGTCTTGGACCTGTTCGGACGGCCGTGACTTCGGACCGGCTGTACGCCGCTGGGAGGACCTGACGGGACGCCTCGCACCCGATCCCGTGGCCGTGGGCCCGAGGGGCGGCAAACGGGTCTCCCCGGCCTTTGTCGAGTGGCTGATGGGCCTTCCGTCCGGCCGGGTCACCGACGTACCCGGGATCCCGTTCCGGGAACAGTTGAAGATCCTCGGCAACGGGGTTGTACCCCAACAGGCCGAGTACGCCTACCGGACCATGCTGAACGAGTCAAGGAACGAGGAAGTATGACACCGAAGTTGAAAGTTCTCGGGCTGGATTTGTCGATCACAGCCACCGGCATCGCCCACCCCAACGGGGTGACAGAGACCATCAAAACCCGATCTGACGACGGAGACCGGCGCCTGCTCCAGATCCGCGGATACCTCCGCAAGGCGGTCGACGCCGGAATCGACCTGGCCGTCCTTGAAGACCTCCCCACTCACGCGCACGGCGCGGGGATCACCGGCATGGTGCACGGCGCCGTCCGGGCCGTCCTCATGGGGGCCTCGGTCCCCTATGTCCTGGTCACCCCGGCCACGCTGAAGTCGTACGCCACGGGCAAGGGCAACGCGGGTAAGCCGGACATGGCCGTGGCTGCGTTCAAGCGGTCCGGAGCCGAGTTCGGCGACGACAACCAGGTGGATTCCTGGTGGCTGAGGCACGCCGGGTTGGACCACTACGGCTTCGCCGAGTTCGAGCTGCCCCAGACGCAGCGGTCCCGACTGGACAAGGTGGACTGGCCCGACATGAGCTGGCTGGCCAACCTCGATAAGGAGATCTTCTGATGGAGCGAATCACTCTCGGACAATTGTCCCCAGACGACGTCGCTCGTATGACGAAGTGGCAGCGCGAGGACCGTGTACGCGATCTCATCCGCGTGTCCCACCGCATCGTGGATGCAGCCCTGATCAATCACTTCAAGGGGCGGCGCGTCGCCGCTACCTGCATCCTGTTCTCCGGCGGCAACGACTCCACCACGCTGGCGCATCTCTTCAAGGATCGTGCCGATGTGGCGATCCACGCCAACACGGGTATAGGGGTAGAGCAGACGCGGGCCTTCGTGCGCGCGACCTGTGCGGAGTGGGGTCTCCCGCTGATCGAGAAGTCTCCCCCCGTGGGTGACACGTACCGCGAACTGGTTCTTGACCGTGGCTTCCCAGGACCCGGGCAGCACTTCAAGATGTACCAGCGTCTCAAGGAGCGTTGCCTGCGGCAGGCCCGCGCCGATCTAGTGAAGAACCCTCGCAAAGAGCGCGTACTGTTCCTCGCTGGCCGCAGGCGAACGGAGTCCGTCCGCCGGGCTGCCGTGCCCGCGTCTGGACGCGAGGGGTCCACGGTGTGGGCCTCCCCCCTGGTCCTGTGGACCAAGCCTGACCTGAACACATACCGCTTGATGTGCGGCGACGTACCGGTCAACGAAGTCTCCGATCTCATTCACATGTCGGGGGAGTGCCTGTGCGGCTCTTTCGCCGAGAAAGATGAGTTGGAGATGATCGGTATGTGGTTCCCGCAGGCTCGGGAACAGATCGAAGCTCTGGAGTCCGAGATCGCCGACCGGGGGGACATTCCGGAGATCCGACGCAAGTGGGGGTGGGGTGCGTACCGCGCCGACCCTGCGGCACTGAAGCGTCGGCCGAAGTCCGGGCCGCTGTGCACTTCGTGCGATGCGAGGGCCCACGGCGGCGTCGTAATTACTCGCTGAAACCGACAAGGAGTCAAGGCAATGACAGACAAACAGATCAACCTCCATTTGGTGGACACCTCCGTAGATCGGGATGAGCGTGTCGTCCCGAATGTTCACAGCGGGAATCTCATCGCCACCGACGAGAACGCTCTCCGCGCAGCCGGGGGGATCCTGGATGCGCTGTCGAATCTCCAGGACGACGAGGCTCTGGTGATTTGGAGGGGCAACCACCCGCTGTAAACCTCCCAGGACACACAGAACCGCCCCGCAGACTGTCTGCGGGGCGGTTCTGTGTGTCCTCTACCCGGCCAGCTTTCCCAAGCGGTTCTGATACGCCACGCGCAGTTCGTCATCGAAGGCGGACGCCTGTGCCAGGACCCGGCTCGCCGGCATGGTCAGGAACGCGTCCTGTGACCCGTTGGGAAGAGACCGCCGGGTCACCATGACCGCGATCACTTCTTCACCTGTGAGGGCGTATTCAAGACGTATCCGGTTGGTCTCCCCGGGGACGATGGAGACGCCGGTCTGGTGGAGAAGAAACCGCTTCGGCTCGTCCGTCTCGCGGAAGATGCGAGGTTCGAACCACCGGCACGCCGAACACCGGATTCCCTGGGGGGCGAACTCGGTGTCGTCATGCCCCCTGTGCTCCGTCCTGCGGGACGAACTCATCCCCAGGAAGGTCCCGTCCAGGATGATCGGTTCCCCGACCCCCGGGAGGATCCAGTGGTCGATCCATCCGACCTGATCGAAGCCGGGCGCTGTGACTACGTCTTCCTGGGTCATCCGTGTTCTCCGTGCTCGAAGCGAGCGGACCTGGCAGCGGTGAGGGCTCGGTCCACGGCAGGTGCGGAGGGCGACACCACCCACAGGGACGGAACCAGTTCAGGTGTTCCGTCCTGTTTCGGGGCCCAGCACTTGATCCCGCCGACGGTCCGCGTGAACGACTCCCGGGGAAGATCCCCCTGGAGTACGGCAACCGTAGCCGTCCCCTTCACGGCAGCGGCCAGCCGCAGCACCTTGTCCGCGTCAATCTCGTTGATGGGCGGACCCTTGATCTCCAGGTACTTGGCGGTTTCGGGGAGGTAGAAGTCCGGAAGGTAGGCGACGCCGCTCAGGTCGAAGCCCTGTTCCTCGTAGACCCAGGGGATGGACAGGTGGTCCAGGAACTTTGCCCAGCGCGCCTCCGTCCGGGACCTGAACCGGCAGCCGGCGTACCTGGTTTCGATAGCGCGGATGCGGGGTGTCACCGCGGCACCTCCGACTCAAGAGCCGTTCCCGCGGGGAGCTCCCGGTACGCGATGGCCAGGGCCACTAGGTGCGTAGTCGACGTGGCGCCCATGATCTTGGCGGCGTGCCGGAGCTGCGTCTTGACGGTATGGGCCGACATGCGCAGGGACGCGGCCGTCTCCGCCGTACTGAGGCCGCGGGCCTTGGCCGCGACGACCCGCACCTGAGAAGGGCTGAGCTTCATCCCGTCACGTCCGGGTCGATCATGTCCGCGCACTTGTCCACGGCCCGGTTCCACCGCGAATCATCCGTCCGGCGCAGCCGTACCCGGATCATCTCCGCGGCCTCCTTCAGGGCATCCCGCTCCAGGAGCAGCGAGGCCGCGGCGGCCTGCCGGAGGATCTCCTGTGCGTACGCGTCGATCAGGGCGCTCTGCTGATCAGCCGAAAGGTGTTGGGACATCCCTTCGAACAGATCATCCCGGGCGCTCATCTCTTCACCTCCGGATCGGGTGAACCCGCCGAAGGATCGGGTGAACCCGCCTGCAGATCGATGAGGTCGGCGGCGTACCGCAGCCCTTGTACGACGCCGGGCGTCGCCTGGTGCAAGTCGTCCGCCGCGGCCCGGATCTCCTCCGCCAGCTCCTTGGCTACGGCCGCCGTGATCCTGGCATGCCGTTCATCGCAAATCTCGCACTCGCCCGGCTTCTGGTGAGCGACCGTGTGGAACCGCGCCGCGCTCATGACTCCTCCAAAAGCGCGGTCACTACGTTCATGGCGTCGCGGAGTGGACCGCCCTCCGCGTCCCTCAGGGCGGTCCACACCTCGTTCAGAACCGCCCCACGGTAACGGACCCAATCCGCCTTGAGGATGTCCGCCTCATGCGCCGACAGGATCGCGTCGGCCTTCTCACGTGCTCCGTGGCCGGACTTCAGGCCCCCTTCGGCCATGAGCTGGAGCAAGTCGTCCCGCGCGTCCATCACTTCACCGCCGGGTCGATGAGGTCGGCGGCTTCGCTGTACGCGGTTTCCCGGTTGGCTACTGTCCGGCCGTCCATGGCGCGGATCTCTGCTGCCAACAGGTGGGCGTGGCGGTCCAGGAAGTCCTTCGCCCAGTCCTTGGCCTGAACCTGGTCTCCGCTGATGCGGTACTGGGTGGACCACAGTTCTTCGAACAACTCGTCCATATCGTCCTTCTCTCCTCGTTCCTGATTCCATCATACCCGGTCTGACCTGCACTGACACGGTTATGCGCACGCGCGCAACAAAATGGACGCATGACGTGGAAGACGGGGCGGAGCATGCGCCGCCGGACGGGGTGGACCGAAGGCGTCAGGTGCCCCGCTGAGAGCCGTTCGGGCAAGCCGTGCGGGTACTACGCCGGGGAAGGCACGGGGCACCGGGGGTACGGCTCCTGTGCCTTCCACAAGGGCGCCTGGCCGCAGATCGAGGAAGCGTGGGGAAGAGCTATGGAACTGGCCGCGGAACTGGACGTGAGCCCGTACGAGGCGCTGCTGCTGTCGGTGCGGCAGGCCGCCGGCCGGGTGGCGTGGACGGACCTGCAACTGCGGGACGCGGAAGCCGGCCATCGGGGGGATGGAGGGACCTCTTCGGTTCCCTCCAAGGACGTGAAGTTCTGGCTGGGGGAGTCCCGGAAGGAACGGTCTCTGCTGGTCAAGGCGGCTCAGACGGCGGTGCAGGCGGGTGTCGCGGCGGCCCTGGTACAGCGGATGGAGCTGGAAGGTGCGGCAGTGGCGGACGCGGTAACGGCCGCCCTGGACGCCTTGGACCTGACCGACGAGCAGCGGATGTCCGCTTTGGGCGCTGCACAGGAGCGCCTCCTGGCCCTGGGGCCCGCCGACTAAGCGGAACGACTCGTTCAACGCATGTCCCGCTTCGTCCCTGGTTTGTACCTGTTTGTGGGGAGTCTGGGCCGTTCCGAGCATGTCCTACTTTGTCTCTGGTTTGTGGGGGTAAGGGAACCGACACGCAGGTATGTACGAAATAGTTTGGTTCAAGATCGTTGTTTTTCGTTCTCAACCCGGACAGACCAGGACTTCAAAATGTCCGTTTAAGCTATGAAAAACTACGGTCCGGAGGGATGGAGGTAACGGAGGTTTTCTACAACCTAGGTGCACGAGCTGAAAACAATACGTTATACGTACTGTAGCGTAACATGTAACTCTGCGTATATGTTACTTACAGGTATTAGGAAACGTGTGTTTTTACGTGAGTGAGAGTTACCTGGAACCTTCCCTCCCGCTACCTCCGTCCCTCCCGACCGTACTTTTCTGTGACAGATAGGTACATCTTGAAGTCCGAATTTGTACCAATCAGGAACGAAAAACAACGATCTTGATTCGGACATCTCGGTAACTTGGGCCATCGAGGAAGGAAGAGGTACATATCAGAGACGAAATGGGACATGCCCGGAACGGCTTTACATCCACCCATCCACGGACATACCGGGGGCATAGTGGGACAGGTGCTGAACGAGTCATTCCGCTTGGCGGAGGGCCCGACGCGGCCGTATCCATGGCCCCGGGCCGGCTGAGGCCTCCGTGTTCCCTCCCCCATCCTTCCGCTCATCGTCACTTAACAGACAAAGGTGACGGAGTGGGACACCTGCTGAACGGCTTCTCCGTTTCGGAAAAGCCTGTCCCACCTGCGAAAAGGTGCCTTTGGAGGGATGCAGGAGGGTACCCTCCTAGCTCTGATTCCCGGTAGACTGGGGGCATGGACCAACAGATGCACGCGGCATCCGCAGAGCACATCGCGTTCCTGCTGTTCGCCGAGCAGGGCGACCTGGGAGCGCTGGTATCCGCCAACGTCAACGAGCTGGGGAACGTCGTCCTGGAGTTGACCCCCGAGGCGGCTTGCGAGCTGCGGGACACGCTGATCCTCGCCTCGGAGGAAGGCTTTGAGGACCGTTGCTACGGCAGCAGCAAGACCCCGCTCTTCTGACTCGGAAGGAACTTCATGACACACGCGCTACTGACCGGTGCGTCCGGATTTGTGGGCAGTCACGTACTTCGCCACCTGCTCCAGTACACGGATTACACGTTCGCCCTCCCGGTGACCTTCAGGCACCGCGGTGTGCCGGCGCGCATCACCGCCGCGATCCACGGGAGGAAGGACTGGGAAGACAGGTGCGACGTCATCGTCTGCGACCTGACGGCCCCGGTCGATTCCATCACCGCTCATCGGTTCGGCCGTGTCGACGTGATGCTGAACATGGCGTCCGAGTCCCACGTGGACCGATCCATCACCGACTCCGGGCCGTTCATCGACAACAACACCCGGCTGATGGTCAACGTCCTGGAGTACGCCCTGCGGGCCAATCCGGACGTCTTCCTGCATATGAGTACCGACGAGGTCTACGGGCCCGCCTACGGGGCGTACAAGCACGCTGAGTGGGACACCATCGCCCCCTCCAACCCGTACGCCGCGTCCAAGGCGGCACAGGAGGCCATCGCCTTCAGCTACTGGCGCACTTTTGGGCTGCCGGTCGTCATCACCAACTGCATGAACCTCATTGGTCCAGGCCAATCCGGGGAGAAGTTCGTTCCCTCCACCATCCGGAAGATCCTCGCCGGGGAGACCGTGAAGATCCACGCCTCCCCCGAAGGCGTCTCCGGGTCCCGCTGCTGGATCGACGCGCAGGAGTTCGCCGCCGCGTGGCTGTTCCTTCTGGAGAACCACAACCCGGCCACGTTCCCCAAGGACACCCGCCCCTCCCGGTTCCACATCGCCGGTCAGGAGAAGTCCAACTCCTGGATCGCGTCCACCCTCGCCGAACTCCTGGATCGCCCCCTGAAGGCCGAACTGGAGTCCTTCCACTCCCAGCGGCCCGGCCACGATCTGCGGTACGCCCTGGACGACACGAAGCTGCGCAACGCCGGCTGGGCGCCCACCAAAGATCTCCGCGACACCCTCTCCGAGATCGTGGACTGGTCGGTGGCGAATCCGGAATGGCTGACATGACGCGCCCCCTGTTCACCCCGGCCCAGGTGAAAGTCCTCGCAGCCGCAGCCGAAGGCGGCACCGTGGCCGAGATCGCCGAACGCATGGGGCAGACACGCACCTATGTCGCAGCCCGGCTCTCCGAGGCGTACGTGCGACTGGACATCCAGATCTTCCCC